GATATATCTACCGGTAGCAACTTTGGAAGATGTTTAACTTTAAGACCTTTCCAGCCTTTAATTACGCGTTCAGCGTAAGCCTCAACAAACTTGTCATTATCCACCTCCTCTTCTCTTTGGCGGGTGCGTTTGTTGAATTTGTACACTAGTGCCTGATTTCTAATTTTCATTAAGTCTTCGCGAGGAACATAGCTAATAGTAACTACGAAACCTTCTGCTTCTGGAAATTCTACATCAATAGTCTTGTCTCCAGTGACAAGTAGTGATTTAATTTTAGACATTTTTCCTCATAATTTAAAAATAAAGTGGCGCTTACCGTTTGATCGACGCACGATCGGATGAGGGGATCCCGAAAGATTGTCGCGGTAAGCGCCTTTGGTATTAAGTTAACTAGCCCCTCAACTAGTTAAATGTTACTTCTTAGCGTATAGGTCTACTTCACCACCGGTTGTAACGGTATTGATTGGTTCCTGTGCTTTGAAGTTTACTGATATTGAAATAATATCTTCAATTCCGTGAGTTGGAACGTCAAATACTACTGCAGGCATATTGAATGCTAAATATGGAGCAGTAACTCCTCCAACAACTAGGTTTGCATTTGAGAATGCAGTAGGAGCTGGACGACGATCATTAGCTAGATCACGTAGGAATTGAGCAGAATCTCCGTCTGCACCACGTAGGTAAGCAGTGAATGATCCTGTTACTTCTCTAGAACCCGTGAAGCTACCAATAGGGGTATTGACCTTTGATAGTTCTTCTGGAGTGATGAAGGTGATATTATTGTTATAGTTGAAGGTGAGAGTCGTGATTGGGAAAGTATAAGTTGTGGAAGAACCGCCTTCAGGCTGAAACTTAACAGTTAGGCTTGAAAGTCTATTCTTAATGAAGCTTGCAGTAGAGATTGTTCCTGCTACGTTCCACTGATCCCAAGGCTGATAAGAATGAGTTGCAGTGGTTACGTAAGCATTACTGTTAGCGTCTATTGTGGTTCCATTATTTAAAATACCACCAAACACAGATACTGCATTATTTCTAGGAGTACCAGTTAGTTCTATTAGGTTAGTGCCAAATCCAGACCAAGTAGTAGTAGCAACTGCGTCAATAGCAGCGTCTACTGCAGCCTGATTAACTGCTGTATTAGATACCTGATATATAACGTTATCAAGTTTAAAATACATATTATAAGTAGCAGATGTACCGAAATTAGGTGTATGAGCAGCAGTATTACCGCTAGCATTTCTAGCAGCACTAGCAAACTTTCCACCTGCCTGCCATACGCTAGTAAGCTTATTGGTAGTATAGGTAGAAGTATTTGACATAAGAGCTTGCCATAGATACCAATCTGAGGTAGGCATTGAATTACCTGACGTGTGAACCAAAGTACCGCCAGTAGTATTTTCAATACCAGTTGGACGGATATATGTTTGGAAATTCCACTCTACAGGGTTCATTGCTGTTTTAAAACGCTTACTAGAGCGATCTGGTGTAGTACCGCTCTCTAAGCTGTTGATGTCCTGAGTAGCTGCAGCCTGTGACATTGCATAACCTGCAAGGATTTCAACCTTCCAAGTATTTGCCGGTGTCATTGCTGATACTGCGTCTCCATCGTTAAGACTTACAGTAGAAAGGAACACTTCACTATTTCTTTGAAGGTTCAATGTTTGTGCCATAATTAACTCCTTAATATAACCCTATGAGTTAGGCGGTCCCTCTTATATTTTATAAGTATAACACCACTTACTATAGGGCGCAAATAATAAAAATTTCAAATGTTAGAATCTTGTATATATACTATTAACGCTCTAATCTCTACTACTCCATAAGGTTCCATTATGCCTTCATCTGTTGATAGAGACTGAACTCTACATTCAGTTACGTTTAGGTCTTTAAAAGTAGAACGATATTTCATAGAATCAATAATATATTGAATATCTTGAGCTAAATCAGCTGCTTTTTCTATAGGATTATCGTCGCTATAGACATAACCTCTGACTTCTAAAATAAAACTAGAAAAAACTTGTGCATCTCCTATTCTAGCTCTAGTTTCGGAACTAATAGGATAACAACAAATACTAGGAAAGTCGTTTAAAGTTGATAAATATTCTTGTTTTGCAAAAACGTTTGTAAATACATTAGTACAAAAAGTATACGGACTACGAGGGCTGTTAGGTAGGGTCTCTGTAGTTCCGTCTATTAGTTTGAGCGCCGAAACTATTTCATTCATAATCTGTCTACGTTTGCTACTCATCAATCATCCACATCATACTGAACCGTAATCATTATTTCTCCTAACCCATAGGGATCTAGTAAACCGGAGTCCGTGTCTATAGACGCAATTTCGGCAGATATGATCTTGTGACTTTGGTCATATTTAACACGCTCTAAAACATGAGTAATATCATCCACAAGATCTTCTAGTTTATACAGACTATGCTCTTCGTGTGCATAAATTCTAATCATAATAGTCATAAAAGCTTCTGTATTTGTTTTAGAATTATATCTATAGAGTTCTTCTCCTGCTTGAATATAAATAGCAGGAAAATCATTTATCTGATCTATATATTTAAGACCTTTAAACACGTTCTGTGATAAGTTGGTTTTAAACTGATATCCATATTGGCTCGTAGAGCCGTTTATAGTTTTCAGTTGTGTGATAAGATAGTTAACTATCTCTCTACGTCTACTTGTTGCCATTATTCTAAACTCTGATTAGCTTTTATTAGGTTAAACCTCTTACCAAACAGACTTCTAGTTACAGAGTTGAGGGAAGAACCAATAAGATCTTTTGGATTTCTAGAAGTAGCTTCGTGAACCCAGTAGTTAGGATCATAATAATATTGCATATTCTGTGTTCTTATATTAGCCATTACCTGTAGGCTATTTACAAATCTACCTGTGCGATAGGTTAATACTCTAGAAGACTTAGGAGGTCCTCCCACAGGACCGATAGGCATACGACGAAGCATCTCTCTTTTAGTTAGAGCAGTTATAGTGTCGTCGGTGATGAAATCACCCATAGTTTTAGTAGACCCTCTAGTCTCTCTTAAAATAGATACAATAGAATTAATTCTACTTTGAAAAGCTGCTTTATTTATACGAGGTATATAATTGTTTGGGTATTTAACTGTAGAAATAGGTATAGAGCCTCCGGAAGGTACTAATATTTGAGTAGTTACAGTAGGTGGAGCCAACAATAGGTCTTTGATATCTGTATCTTTAATTATTTTATCTACAGCTTGTCCTGATTTAGTTTGAATAGCTGTTTTTAGTCTTTCCAAAACTTTATTTTCATATGCAGTTGTATATGCTATATATAAACTAGAACTCTGCACCTGTAAGTTGGTGTTCTGTACTTTAAAACTCTCTGGTAAATAGGCTGAATATGACTTAACAGTTGCGCCAGATCTTATTACATACTGCATCCATAGATTCTGACCCTTAGCTCTGATTTGTTTAACTGCAACTGAATTTTTAAAATATAATAATTTAGGATCAGTCCCAGAATATTCTCCAGTAATAGCGCTATGTAAATTATCTTTTGCCCTGTCAAAAAAATCTTTAATAGTACGAGCAAGACGTTTAGCTTCTACTTTACTAGTATCTATAGAAGTGACTATCGGTATAACTAAACTAGATCCTTCAGGTTTTACTCCTCCTAAAATACTTTTTATATTTATCTGTCTACCTGTTAATCCTCTAGGAGTTTTTCTACTAATTTTTAAAGAATCGTCACTACCACCTAATAAGTCTATACCGAAAGAACCTTTAATTTCAATACCTCCTATAGTTTGTAATAAAGATAATCTTCTATTAGGGTCTTTTTCTGTGTTAGCAGCATTAACAAAGGCTTCTCTTAAAGATTGAAAATCTACTCCTTCTTCTAATTTTGCTAAATTCTGTCTTAATTCATCAAGAAAACTAAATATGGTGCTATCTTCTGTTTGATTATTTTCAAGAAGTTTATCTACATCAGCTTTAGTGATAGGTATGTCAGGTCTAGTATCTGAACTTGAAGTTCTAGGAAGTATAGTTCCAAATAACTGTCCTACATATGTTTCATAAGCTTTAGCATAAGAAGATTCCTGATCTTTAGATAATTTATTATCTCTTTTATAATACTTAGCAGTGAGTTCTTGGAATCCTGTGTTTTCAATAAAAACTATAGGCTTATCAACCATTACATCACAATCCTATAAAGATCCAACACGCGACGAATATGCGGAGCAAACCCACCTGTAAATTCAAAGGACGAAATACTTTCTCCTTGTAGAGAAACCGCTCTATTTTCTAACCCTTTATGTAATTCTTTAATATAGTCTAAAGTAACTAGTTTAACATCAGAAGGTATAGTATCATAACCACCGTTATAAGTAATTTTTACACCATGCGTATAGTTATAAAACTGTTTAACACCTAAGATACTAAGAGTCTCTCTACCTGTGTCTTGCCCAACGTGTTTAGTTATTTCTCCAGTAGCTCCATACCATGTATACTGTTCTCTATTTAAAGATGAATCATAGGTAGTAATAGCATCTTTAGAACCGTTAAAATGCATTAATAACGTAGTGTTTGTATCTGTTGAATATGTGTAGGTTTGTGGCACAAAATTAGCATTGGCTCTGTAACTATTTAGGGACATTCTTATCTCATCTAACTGACCTGAGAAATACTGTTTATCTGTTAAATTTTGTCTTCCTATCTCTACGGGTGCGGATAGGTTAGGGAATACATTAGATACTGTTACTACAGGACTTACTAAAGATCCGCCTTTAAATATTCTGCAACCGTTATTCTCATCTCTAGAAAACATAACATGGACATATTGATTAGCAGTATAGCCAGTAACAGAACCATTAGCTACATAGGCAATTTGAGTTCCGCCTTGCTTAGCTTCAAAAACTAGTCCTTGTGTGTTGCTAAAACCAAACTTCCAATAGTTATTACTGTCTTCTACTTGTGAGAAAAGGGTCTGAGAGCTGACTAAAGTATTAAATCTAAACCAGCCTTCAACCGCAAAAGGTAAGCTATCAAACCAGAAATCATCGTCGTCTGTTAAAGATAAATATCCTCCAGAACCGTTTAACTGACCGGATGAAATTCCATATTTTACAAATCTAGTTTGAAGACTAAACCCTGTATTAGAAGTAACTGTTTTATTTACTCTAGAAGCGTCAACTATCGAACTGTCTATTGTAGGACCGTCTAAAACTTGATACTGTCTGCCATCATATTCTAAAACCTGATGAACATTATTTACGGGTATGTTTTTAACAAATAAGCTAGAGGTTCCGCCATCAAATATCTCAGTATATGAATTAGAAGAGAAAACTCGCCCACAATAACTCTCTATCACAGAGCAGCCATAGGTAATTAGATTTGCTAATCTACCATCATGCTCTGTGCTGTTAATCTTAAGATAGTTTTTAACTTCTGCTAGAGTTACATAGTTTGCCATATTTTCCTCTAAAAAAAAGAGGTAGCCATTATTTCTAACAGCTACCTCTCACTTGATTATCAGTAGACTAATCTTATGAAATTAGTGCTGATACTGTTTCAACCGTATTACCAGTATTTGATCCGCCACTCTGGCTAGCAATTACTTGAACTGCTTTTAGGGTAGCGTTTGCTCCAGTGAAATATGCATTTGAAGAGGCATTTAGAACACTGAAACGAACGTTTGCAGATACTACTGCATTAGAACGGATTGCTCTGTCTACTGCACGTGCATCGCAACGATCAACTACTAGAGCTACTAGAGCTTGGTTATCAATACCAAGGTCTCCATTTGTGAAGGTTACGTTTTCAAACCTTACAGTTCCTGTAGCACCGTTGGTAATAAATACGCTACGGCCTGTGCTAGCAGCTACACCGCTATTTCCGCTTAGTGTTACATTACGGAAAATATTAGTGTTTGCAGATGCGCCACCTATAACTAGGTTTGCTAGTACTACGTCTGCTGGGTTGCCGATGCCTTCGAAAGTTAAACTATCTAGATTGATAGTTCCCATTTCGTAAACACCAGGCATAAATCTAATTGTTGATCCGAAGTTTAAAGCGTGTGATGGAATTTCATCAAAAGTCTTAAACTGAGCATTGTAGCTTAGATCGGCATCAACGATATGTAGGAATTTTTGTCCGGCTCCTGCCATTTTGTTTCTCCTTATGGGTAGTAGGTAGTATCTCTACTACCTACTCCCGTGCCTAAACTACTATTATGCTCCAGAACGGATTACTGATGCCATTGAATACTTGGTTGCATCAAGGGCAGCACTTGAGTTAGTTGTTAGTGCCTTCATGTCTAGGCGTGTGCTCATGTAGATTGCAGTTAGCTGACGACGTGGATCGTATTCGCTCTCAATCTCCATTGCACGGCGCTCAGCTACTAGGAACCCTGGCTTGTATACTAGTAGACCGATGTGACGGTCTGCACCGCCTACAACGTCTAGGAACTCAGTGATCATAACTGGAATTCCGTATACAGCTCCAAGAGCACCTGTTAGATAGGTTGCGTTTGGACCGAACTTATCAACTGTGCGGAAGTCTGAATTTGATACTAGCTCGTTATATCCTTCAATAGTTGTTAGATATACTAGGTGATCTCCTAGCTGTAGACCGTATTTACCTAATACGGCACGTGCGCTAGCAATGTTAGCTGGGGTAGCCTTGGTTGAGTTACCGCCGGTCTGAACACGGAGACCAGAGATATCATTGGCTAGGGTTGCAATTCCCTTGAATACTGCAGCATAACCAGTTCCTGCTGTGATAGCATTAGTTGGTGAAGCAGTGAACCCGCTTAGTGAACCGTCACCGCGTAGTAGAGCCTTGTCGATTGCACGGCCCATACGACGCATAGAAGCGGTACGTAGGAAGTCTAGTAGAGGAAGAATTGTATCTTCTTCTTCGTCCTTAGCTAGGTGTGTTGTAGCCATGAACTTGTGAGGTGTGAAGTCTACAGACTTGATTGTGCTCTGGTTTGAAGTTGGCACGTTGGTAGCGTCGGCAATACCTGTGGTATATGTTCCGCTAGCGAACTGTGCTACATCACCATCGGTGTCTTCGTCAGCAACTGGGACTCTGAAAGTCTTTGCGTCTACTGACATACGACGTAGCATTTTAGCAACAACTAGTTCCTGCTGTAGTTCAGTATAAACATCTGAGCTAAAGTTTGATAGGAACTGATCTACAGTTGTTACTGCCTTCATACGAGCACCTAGCTTGGTGTCGAATACAGATTCCTTGCGAAGTGCCTTAGATAGTAGGTAGGCATTAGCAAGTTCACGCTGAGTGAACTGAGAAGCACGTGACTGCTCCTGGAATACCATCTTGCTGTTCTGTAGTGCAGCAATTTCGTCTTTGTACTTCTTGATCTGAGCCTGAAGTTCAGCAGCCTTTTCAGATTCACGAGGAGTATACTCACCGTACTTATCCTTTGCGTCTGCTTCCTTGATGATAGCTTCACCAGTCTTTTCAACTAGCTCAGCAACACGAGGCTCGGCAACCTTAGCTGTGGCAGTAGCCTCAGCCTTGGTTTCAGCAGTAGAACCAATAACAACTGGTTCGTCAACAGCCTGAGTAGCCATATTTAATTTCTCCTTTGTTTGAGCTTCTAAATGACCGTGAAGCTTTAGCATTATTTGTCGCATAGATGCTTCACTGTGCTCAATTTCTTTCAATTTATGAATAACTTGACAAATTCTATTTGCGACTACAAAGTCAGAATCAGTCCAGTTTTTAGTAGATACTAAGTTTATTGTTTTGTTTAGTTTTTCTTGTAGAGTTGGGTTAGTTTTTACTAGGTTGTCTGTTTTGAGATCATATAGATCTTTTTCGGTTACGTTATTTAAGTTTTTAAAGTTTGTTAGGATAGTCTGTTTTGTATCTTCATCTAGACTGAGTTCTTCGATCTCTGCTAGCTGAATATCAAAATTTGTTCCTACATCCCATATATTTAACACTTCTAGGGAAGTAGCGTCAATGTTTAAAATTTTATCAAGATGCTGTCCCTGTAAATCTACTTGTTTAAACTGGAAACTTGGACTATCCGAAGTAGCAATCTTAGTAATTACATACCTCTCACCTTTTAGCTGAACAAATTGTCCATTAGCTAGTGCTCCAGTGCTTGCGCTTAATAGATTTACAAAAGGAATTGGCTCGTAAGGATCTGTTTCTTCTACAGTATCTTCTTCGGCTTGTTCAGAATCTTTTGTCTCTACTGTTTTCTGCACAGTATCTTCTGTTCCACTCATTAAAAAGATATTAGGAACGCTTTCCTCTTCTTCGTCTTCTTGCTCTGCGTGAACCGCGGTAGTAAGAATTCTGTGAGTGTGGCCTTCTGCAGCCTGAATTTGGCCATTAATTATCTGATGAACGTGCTCTCTAGAATCAGAGCCGAAAATAGTAGCGCCATCGTCTGTATCTGTCATTTGGAAAATATGATAGTGTCCCATATCACGAGTAGTTATACCAATTCTATATGGGCCTTCGTTTTCTAAGATAGCTTTCTCTTCTGAAGTCATAGAAGCTTTAATCTCTTCTTCTTCTTTTGCATCTTGAACTGGAAAAGACTTTTTAAAGGTCTCATACTCTTCTTGATTTTCAAAATTCTTCTTTACAGAGAAAAGACTTTCCTGGTTAGCAGGAACACTTACAACGCTGATTTCTAGTAGTTCAACATCAGATATAACGAATGTATCGTTAGCCTTATCTAGTTTTCCGTCTTTTACTAGAAAACCTACGCTAAAACTTTTTAGGGCTCCGTCTTTTATGAGACTATGAACCCCGTGTAATTTTTCAGCAGCTTCACTAACGGAAGCCTCAATGAACATACCTTTTTTATCAACAGTTACTTTGTCTACTCTGCCGATCGGATTTTCGTGTTTGTGCTGATATAATAAAACAGGATTCTTACGAAACCTGTCTATTCCCTTAGCCCATGCTGCTGGAAGTACAACATCACCTGCGCGATCCTTATCTACAGTATTAGCATAGCCAGCAATTTTTAAACTTTTGCTACCTGTTTTCTTCTGTACAGAATTCGCTTCAAATGAGGCACTTAAGTAAAATTTCTTATCCATTAGTCGATCCTTGTGTGTTTGTATCCTCTAAGGGAGTAACTGTTGTAGGCTCTGTTCTATCTTCTTCTACTGGTCTACCGCCCTGAGAAGGGTCTGTAGCACTACCTACTATATTTTGAGGCACTCTTATCTTATCCATTTCTGGATCTGTAGATCTTGATAGTCTTAAACCTTCTCTAGCTTCGTTAGGAGATATGATACCTCCATTTACTAGAGTAGTATAATACATAGCCTGAGTTTTATTATCTGGTTGTAGAGCAGAGATCGCATACTTATCTGGATATATTTTTACATCTCCCGCAAAGTATAACTGAAAGGCGCTACAATAACTATGTAGTATAGGTAGAACAACGTGATTATATAGAAGTCTTTCGTTTACTTCTATGTTAGCATTATTACCGCTTTTTAGTAAGACATAAGGTACACCTAACGCCTTACACATATCTTGCTGTAATCTATCAACTGAGGCTTCGAAATCTAGTTCTCTGAAGTTGATGTTACTAAACTTTTCAATTTTCAAACCACCGTCTAGGATGGCGGGACTTCTAGCTCCCTGAAATACGTTAGAATAAGTATTTCTCCAGGCTTCTAGTAGTCTTTCTTTTACCTTCTGACTTAGTACAGAATCTGTCTGTAAAACTATGCCAGGTATTGCATTATTTTTGAAGAACTGTCTTTGGAAGTCTGTTAAAGCATAATACAGCTCTATCAGTCTTCTAAGAGGCTTTAACCTAGAGGAACCTCTAAAGATTGAATCTTCATTATCTGATTTTACATGGATAATCTCATCCGGGTCAAAGTTTATATTATTAACTTTTGGCTTGTCAAAACCGTAAAGAACCGAACCACTTCTGAGTTGATATTGATAATTTTTAACGAAAGTCTTTTCATCGGGCTGAATAGCTACTTCGTTAGCAGGTAATGCATATAGAGATGTTCCATCATAGTAAAAAAAGGCATTACCATCTAGCATAAAATCTAGGAAAGATCTGCGAAATATTCTATTTCTATCTTCAAAAGGATTAGGAGTTATATTTAAAAGTTTATTTAGTTTTTTAGGAGCTGCACCACCATCTATGGTCAATGGCACATTTGCACAAGCGTTGATAATAATGTCTACAGCGCGACGTATTACTTCTACGTCACGATAAGCTCTTTCATAATCAACTATTGTTTCAGGTACTTGATAACCAGCGTCTCTAGCTATAGAGGGCTGAACTGGATTTAGCTTTTCAGCCACCCATGCTCTAGTACGTCCTAAAAATGTATCACTCAAGGTTATACCTCATACAATATGATAACAGTGTATAATATTGTTGTCTAAACTTTTTTATTTACTTTGTCTTATCCGTAGATACTTACTTTATTTTTAGCGTGTGTATAGATAGCGTATCTAAGTGCATCACAACAATGAGAAGCCCAATCATGTAGAGGTTTTTCTTTCTCACCTCTATCATTCCATCTATATGCACACATAGACTGATAGGTTTTAGGAACCGTAGTACTAAAAACTAATCTATTATGTTCAAGTAAAACTTGTAAATGCGTTATACCTTCATTTTGATACTTATTAGCGTTTTCGCAGTAAATATCATATTCATATGCAAGGTCTGCTTTCATTTGCTGAGCCGCACTATCTATGTAGATAGAATTAACTCCCCAATGATCTATAAGTTCTCTAAAATGTTCTGCATGAGTAGAGGTAGTAGCTTCTTTACTAATATACTCATCTACTACATAGAAATTCTCACCATCTGTAGCCACTACTAAGAATACGGTTTCGTCTCTATATCCAAGATCTAATCCACCGATAAAATCAAATCGACTATCTTTAGGTTGTATATCAGACAGGTTTAATAAATGTCTAGTCTCATCCACTGCATATATCTGACCTTCGAAAGTAGACCACTCACATTCATACTCTTGTTTAAAGAGCTGTTCAGACATAATACTACGAGCTTCTTCAATATCAGTTACTGAAAGACGTGGGTTAGCTCTCCAAGTATATAGAGAGCTACCCCACTCAGAATAGCGCTCGTCAGGACCACGATTAAAATACTCATAGATGTAATTGTTTTTTCCGCGAGGAGTAGTAATAAAGAGAGCCCTAGAATCATTAAAGGTAGAAAGAGCAGGGCGTAAGTCTCTGGTAAAATACTCATCATCATCTATGACTGCTGCCTCGTCTACAATTAAAAAATTAGCTGCTCTACCAACAAGAGAGTCTCTATTGTTAGCAGAAAGCAGCCTAAACGTAGAACCATTAATAAGTTTTATTACTTTATCTTTTTGATTGAAACGATCACACTCTATCTTAAGTTCTTGTATTAAATCTGTTACATAATCCCAAATAATAGAACTTAGGGTAAAGTTAGGAGCCACTACGATAACTTGTTGATTAGGCTCAAGTAGTTTAGCTAGTGCAAGGATAGATGCGCCAAAGCTCTTACCTGTACGACGCGCGGCAATATGCACCCAAAATCGGTGTTCTTCAAGGCCTTTAAAAAGACCCCATTGAGAATCGTTAAATATTACTTTTTCATCTCTAGCATACCTAGAGGGTATTTTTTCAAGTAACTTCTGAATATTAAGTTTAAAAAACGGCATTAAATAAGTCTAAATGTTTTGAGTATAAAAATGAAGAACGTAAACGCTCCTGCTCCTGCTCCTAGTAACCAAACTGTAGTAGAGATAGACGTTTTACCTTGCACGGCTATAGTAGACAATGTTTCTAGTTTAGCGGCAAGGGCGGCTATCTGACTATTACTAAATTCTAACTTTTCTAAAATCTGTTCATATCTTAGAGTGCATAGAGCCTCGTGAGTCTCTAATCTAGCCTTATTATTATAGGCAATTTCTTTAATCTTATCTACATCATCACTCATTGTAAATGCCTCATAAGTTCTTTGACAAGATGGCTTCTAACAACATCATCTTGATAAAAACGTACTATTGATACGCTGGCACAATTAGACAATCGTCTAACTGCCCACTCTAATCCATTATCATGTCTAAGATCGCTTTGATCGAGATCTCCCGTAATAGCTACTTTTACACCTTCACCAAACCTAGTTAAAAACATCATCATCTGATCTCGGGTGCTATTTTGAGCCTCGTCTAGGATGACAAAGCTCTTATTAAAAGTTCTACCACGCATAAATGCTAGTGGAGCTAGTTCTATTTCGCCAGACTGTATCATCGAATCTAGCTTCTTAACGCCAAACCTCTGTTCAAGGCAATCGAACAGAGGTCGCATATAAGGATCTAATTTTTCTTCAAGAGTTCCAGGTAGAAAGCCAAAACTCTCATTGGTAACTGCAGGTCTTACTAATACAATTTTGTCTACTGACCCGTGTTCATACTCCCAAGCTGCTTGATAGGCTGCTATATATGTTTTACCGCTTCCGGCGCTGCCTAATCCGATGGTAATCGGATAGTCTTGTAAGCTGCTGTAGTATCTTCTTTGATTTTCTGTTTTAGGTATAAGACTTTTTTGATACCTAGGTTGCTCTTCAAATTGCTGTTTATACTTTTTAGCCATTAAAGATATAATAACTTTCTTGTTTGTATCTGTAAAATGTTAAAATATATGGTTGCTGTAGTAAAAATTAGTTCATTATTAGGTTGAAAATAAGTATGTTTTTGAAATAATATATCTATGGGGTTATCAAGGTTTCTGTTATGGAAATTTAGACAAAAACTTGTTGAATAGTTTAAGTCTTTCTTCTTCGGTTTTATAGCTAACTAAAGAATCATCATAGCCTCTTTGATTTCTGAGTTTTATAGAAGTTGCAGAAGACCAAGATTCTTTTAATTTTCTTCTAAATTCTTCTACTTGTTCATCTGATAAATTTTTGTATAAAATAACTGATTCTTCATATAATAAATCATATAAGTTTTTCATATTTGTTATATGATTAAGATTATCTAGCTGTGATACATTCCAAAAACATTTATCCTTAAAAAAATCGTTTCCACTAAGACCTGTTCTAAACCCAAAATCTAATTCTTGAGATTTAGCCATAGTTATAAACTCAGAATTAGTGTTAATTCTAATTGATTTTATACTAATACCATAAGCATCTGCAAGTTTATTTAGGAACTGTTCTGGTATTTTTGTAGTAGTTGCTGTAGTGCCTATTACGTGCTTACTGCCCGATTTAATAAAATCATTCCAATTTTTTGAACCTATTGCACATAGTTCCATTGGAGCAGAGTAGTTCATAAATAGTAAATTTTCTTTAGTAATTTGCATGTAACAAATATGGTTATTTTTATCTAAAGAGCCGTCTATATTAGTAATTAAAACATATAAAGTAGGTTTTTTAGAATTATTCCATAATATTTTGCTGGTAGCACAGTTAGCGTTAGTATTGTTTATTTCAACTTTATAGTCAGAAAAATTTTTAACATATTCTTGTAATAGTTGACTATTGATGCCAGTAGAAGATCCATTATTTATAATGGTTAATTCCGAAGCTATAGCAGAATAAGCTATTGTTGAAAAAATTATTATTAAAGTCTTTAACACGTATATCTCCTAATGAATTTTAATATAGTATCTTTTACTAGTAAAACCTAAGCACAATGTGTGTAAGAGCTGTTTCTTATCTGCTCCCTTAAAAAGACTATGATAAATAAAAGATAGAAATTTATCGTAGTTGATAGATGATAGAGAATTTTTATCGTCTGCATATAATTTTAAATTCAAAGGTTCTGTCATATCAGCGTATCCTGGAATAATTCCTGTTTTTGCTAATTCTTTCAATAAAGGCACGTCCTCATATTTAGTGATTAAATCACCTAATTTAAGACCTGAATAAGGTAATTTAGTTTTGAAGGAATATATAACTCTAGCTAAAGCATCTTGTTTTTTTCTAGTGCTAGTAGATATTTCTGGATTTTTAAAAAAATCTTTAGAAAAAGTTTTAGCTATAATATGAGCCTGTTTTAAAAACATTTTTACAGACTTAGGATGTATATAAAATAATTCGTGATTATTAGGTATGCCGTCTACAGTAAGAATATGTTGTAAATCTATTCTACTTAATATAGTATGATCTAATAGCTCAAAGTATACGCCTATATTATCATAAACTATGTTAGGTTTTTCTATGCCCCATATGTGAGCAGTTTTTTTTCTATTTTTAATAGTTTTCCACTCTGGAACAAAGTTTGGATTTCTATATCTAGCAATGTGTCTATGTGTTAGTAGGACGCTGGCATTTCCTTTTATATTTTCAAGGTAATTTTTTTCATTGATATTTTCCCAAAATACTTTATGCAACTGATAGAAATTATCTACATATGTTATCTTAGTATGTGGAGAATATTTTTCTACTAAGTATCTTGCTACTGGAATAGCGCTTTTTTGTGCCTCATAAAATTCAGGGAACATAACAAAAGTAGTTGGATAGTTATTTTGTAAATTAACTATAGTTTCTTCGCTAAAATAACTATATATAAATATTTCATCTAGAAATATATTATTTAGTAAAAAAGTTTCTAATATGTTATGACTATCTGGTCCGCCACTATAATTTAATATTAAGTAATCGTATGTATTTCTTAAATCTTGTGCTCTTGTTAAGTATAAGTCTTGTAATGACTCTCTGGGTTCTTGTAATAAATTTAGTTTTTCTAATTCTTTTTCAAAATTAGGCAGTTTCCAAACTATATCTGCGTTATTTTTAGTAGCACCAAGAGCCGCCAAAGCCATAACTTTGCCATGATATTTATTGTTGTTATAAGAATAAAAACTGTAGTATGGATGTGTTTCTAACATAAATACCTTATAGTATGTAGATTTGATAAAACCTATAAAAAAGTTGTTCTACGTTGTTCTGCAATAAAAAAGCATAGGTAAAAGGTAATAGATCTAATTTACTTAGCAATAATCCTAGCGAAAAGAAAAAGAAAAGAACAACTAAGTAAAAAGTTCCTTGATTTAGATTAAAACCTAAGTAGAAAATAGATGATGTAACTAGTCCAAAAATTAATATAGGTAAATAAGACGCTGTTCTAGCTATGAATTTATTAAACCCTTTAAGGCATATCCAAGAAATATAAAAAGCAAAAGCATTAGTAACCAGCAATATTAATAAAATCGTAATAAAATTACTATAGATAGTTTTCCAATTGATAAAGCTATTACTAGAAGCTATTATCTCTAACAGAACAAACTCACTAGGAACTATGGCTACTCCAAGAAATAATAAAGGAACTAATACAGATATATTTGCTGAATTATTGGCAGATTCTGATGCGGTAGCCTGAGCAACATAATTATTAGGCTTTAATTTTTTCTCCATATTAAAAGCCATATTACTACTTATACTATTACCTATATAAGGTATTAATCCGCTTACAAACCCGACTAGAGAAGATCTAAATACGGTAGTTAAGTTTTCAAAAGTAGAATTAACCATATTAAATTCTACTAAAGAGTTATTACGTATCTCTTTTAGTTCTTTTAATCTTTTAGTCATAAAATACAAACTTGGTAAAGCATATATACCCATAATTGCAGGTAAAGACGGAATTCCTGAGTATAGATAAGAATTATCAAACGTCATAAAATTTGAATTTAATATTTCATTGTAGCCTACCTTACCAAAAAACCAACCTGTGAGCAATAAAATAATTGAAGTAATTATCCTATTGTTAGAATAGAGCACACATAAAAAAAGTCCAACGATTGCAAAAAATAAAGAGAAATAAGATTTTAGATAAAAAACATTAGATAGGAAAAAATCTATACTAAAGTATAGAACAACTAAAGATAATAAAGAAGCTATAAGACTACCGAACGCACATAAATAATATATCTCATTTAGCCTATTAGATTCTAATATTTTGTCTCTTATAGAGAATAGGGGTAAACTAGTATTTTCTCCTGGTATACCGAAAGTGAGAGTAGTTACACTGCCAAAATACTGACTAATAGAAGATGCTACACAATAAAATACTATGCAAAAAATGAGAGATTGTTTTACTAGAAAAGGAAAACACACTAATAAAAGAGAAGTAGTCCCTAGTCCGGGTAATAGACCTATTAATATACCTGCGGTAGTTCCTGTAGCGGCTGCAATTAGTAACTCTAAATCCATTATACTATTTCGTATCTTTTTTCGAAGGTTACCAATCCATCAGGATTTTTACTATTAGATATAAAAGGCGTGCACGTCCTGGCTACATAAAAAATACCTTTTTTCCATAATAAGTATTCTAAAGTATTTTTATAGTTTTCAATAAACCAGGCATCAAAGTCCGAGTGCCAATCAAACATAGCTTTATTTGCTTGAAACCATTCAGATTTCCAAGTAGTATATATTAGAGGTCTTAAGATGCGTTCAGAAATAACTCTCGATACTGGCTTATTTAAGAAATATTTTTGAAATCCAGGGTTTTGCTTTAGCCAATTAATGATAGTATGTGCTTGTTTACATAAGAGATCACAAGCATCTGGAGACCAATAGAAATATTCTATGGTCGTATTAGTATAGTCTTTGGCATATTCTCCTATAGGTGTTATATTAGCCAATCTATCTCTAAAACATAAGTAAAACTTGTTATAAGTCTCGTCGAGTTTTACAATAGGTTTATCTACCCCTAGAACTATAGCTATTTTTTTACCAAAATCTAGCTGTGTTTTGAATTCTGAAAACTGTAAATAGTTATATCTGGAAGCATCAATAGGGTTTAGTTCTTCTCTAACATGATAAACCCAGCCCTCATCCATGTGTCTAGAAAAAGCTTTAAATACAGATTCGCTAACATCAAAAATACGTATTTTAGTAGTTGGAGATAGTAGTCTAATCTCTTCTAACCTAGGTAAAGTCTGTAAATGGTATTCTGAATAATAAGCATATTTAGCGGATCTATCGTCTCTATCTACTATTGCGTAGTCTTTCATCGCCTTATCCATGTGAGTTACAACTAATTCATCTATAAATAGTCCTTGATTTAAAAAAGACATGACTACGTTATGGCTATCCGCACCACCACTATAACTGATTATTATATAGTCATACTGCTCTCTTAAATGTTTAGCTCTTTTTTTATATAAATCTGCTAAAGACTCTCTAGGTTCTATAGACCAGTTATAGGTGCTAAATATCTCATCGTTAAAATGCCACTTAACTATATTAGGACTTTGTATTTTTTCTAATACTTTAGAGGCCAACTGACAAGCTTTAATCTTAGAATCAAATTCTTGTAGTCCTACACTATAGTATCCAAGTTTTTTATTCATGTAACATTAGAAGTAAGATTTCGTATTAAAGCTTCGATTTGATCTTCTGTTATTTGTTCTTTTTGAACCGGAATTGGAATTGGAATTGGTTTTTCTGCTGTGAACTCTTTACCTAATAAAGAATCTACTGCTGATAGAGATGTGTCGACATTAGGATCTAAAACATCATATCTTAACTTGAACCAATCATAAGGAGCAGCCTGCTTAGCTGATTCTATTAAATCGTCTGTTGTAGGAGGAGGATCAGTTTTCCATATATTTATGTTATAATCAGTTATACAACGTTTGGGGGATCCGTCTGTATTTCTATCTATTGTTTGCTCTCCAGAACTATTAGTAGTAAAAGAACTAGCAAGATTATCCTCTGTGAAATAATCTGTATAATATCTTACAACAATTGAATGTTGAGAGAGATCTGTTTCAATTATTTTAAATTTTACATTCATCCTGAAGTCTCCGGCGCTGTGTTATTAATTATACGTTGAATTAATTGCTCTATTTCACTCTCAGAAATATTTGCATTTGCATTTGCATTTGCAATAATAGGTTCTAATCTGATAGGCCTTACAGCTTCTCTTACCTGCCCTATTAATGAATCTACGACAAACATATCTGTGTCTACATTAGCATCTACGATCTGCTCTTTGAGATCGAACCAGTCGTATGGAGCACTGTCATTGATCTGTTGAAAGATTATATCTGTATTAGCTCCTGGTTGGGTAGCACTAACATCCCAGATATTAATACTATAGTCTGTTTGACATCTTTTTGGGGTCCCATCAGGGCCTCTATCTATTATAGTATTTCCGTCGCTATCAACAACAAAAGATGTTGCTAAACTATCTTCACTGAGGATATCTGTATAATATCTAACAACTATAGAGTGCTGATTAACATCTTTATCAAGTATTCTAAATTTAACTGCCATTGAACGTTCTCCAATTAGACACGGGTTGTATACCATAGGCTCTACCTATCTTACGATTATAGGTTAACAAGAAGTCTCCTGCAATAGATATTCTTCTAGGTTTAAGGTCATCAAGGGTTTTACATCCCATGTCTGGCTGACCAGAGCCATACCCTCCTGTGTGATGATATAGTTTACCTGGAAACATAAATAGCTGTCCTTCTTGCGGTTTAAAAAACCAAGTCGGGCTATTCCAGGTATTCCATTCTAGGATATTAGCATTAATCATACCATGAAATAAATCGTTAGGTTTGTGTTCACAAGAAAAATAAATAGGCTTATCTAATCCCTCGGGTATCTGAATATAGTAGACAAAAGATAGATGAGCATCTTGATGATTATGTGGTGGTGTGTGAAACTCTGTTATGATATTGAGCCAAGTCTTAACTAGATTAAGACTAAAAACGTTTCTATCTAGTTTCAAGGTGTCTAGATACTCACCGGCGCAACTAGCCGCAAAATCAAATAGAGGATCAAACTCTTGATCAAGATGTAAGTCTACATCTCCTGTAGTTTCCATAGAATATCCATGGGCATCTATATGATGAAACACGCGTTTGAACAAGGCTTGTTTGATAGACTCAGGGTCTGGATGTTTCCATTCTCCTATAAGAGTAGGAAATAAAGAGTGTGCTATCATCCAATCGGTCCATTTCTTGTGCCTGTTGCTATATATTTGATATTCGAATTACCGGAAACGGAGTTTCCTTGCGGGCCTGTAGAGCCGTTGGGACCAGCAGATCCGCCAGCCTTACCACCGTTTGCACTTCCTAGTGGATAATCGGTATTTGATCCTCCAGCGGTTCCGGCTGCTCCAAGATTACCTCCAGGTCCTCCGGCACCTGCCACCATAGTAGAGCCTCCGCCACCAGGACTACCTGCTCCTCCTGTAGTACTAGTTCCGCTGCTACCAGGAGTATTTCCGGCTCCTCCGGCTCCTGCAGGAGAGCCTGCTCCGCCACCTCCTCCACCGCCTCTATAGTAATCATAATATGCAGGAACACCCTTGCTAGCAGGATTATAGGTATACCCGGCAGCTCCGCCCCCACCACCGCCTCCACCACCACTACCTCCAGGCCCTCCAGAACCTCCAGTAAGTGTTCCACTAGCATTATCTAGGATAGTTACAAGACCAGAAACAGTATCGGCTGTAAAAGCAGGACCTCCTGTTCCACCAGGAGTCCCAGAAGTACCAGCACTACCTGCTGTAGAGTTAATAACAGGTCCTGCTACTGTAGACCCTATACCTCCGGCTCCGCCTGCTCCATTAGGGCCAGTAGATCCCGTAGCTCCTGTAATAGTAGTGCTATTTTGAATATATAGCAAAGATCCAGCAGACCAACTAGACCCCGTTCTAAAAGCAGGAGTCGCTGTAGCTGTACTAGATATTGGAGCTGTTATAAAACAGTAGAGATCTAAGGGATAGGTTACGCCCTGAGAAGTATAGAGATTATAGTCACTAGCAGGGCTAGAAAGTCTTACTACTTTTTGAGGTCTAGGAATAAACGCTAGTAACATACATCTCCTTATATGAATTTAGGCCCAGTTACCCAAACTACTATGGATCTACGTATACCTTCTACTACAGGAGTAACCCTGTGTATCATAAAAGATGGAAAGGCAATAATTCTACCACGAGGAAAAGGCACAGTCTCTGCCTCTTCTTCCATTCCGAGATTAAGTTGAAAAGAGCCACCCCTGTAGTCTTCCTCTGGTTTAGAAAGATTTAAAACTAGAGATAGTTTTCTAGTTTCTATTAAGGTGTTAGCTCCTAGCTGGGTATCCATATGCCAATCATATCTACCTAATTTACTGCTGTCGTATTCAGTATACTGAAAAGAGTCATATCCATTAAGATTAAATCCATAAAATCTTTCATTCAATCTCATGATTATATCATTAAATCTATCAAATATCCAAGCAGTATTGTTATCTCTGTGGTGAAAATGGGTTTGAGATACTCTAACTCGTTCTACTTCTTCTTGATTACTTGTCCCCATAATTGTAGAGGGCTCTGCACCTTTAGACAAACAATATTGAGTTATTTGATCTAACTCTTCATCTGTAAATGCTTGATCCCAATATACCCAACTATAGGTATTTTGAGACCTTTCTCTTGGGTCGTTATAAATATTTTTGTACACTAATTTTCATCCTACAGGACCGTTCCTGGTTCCTGTTGCTATATATGTAATATTCGAATTACCGGAAACGGAGTTTCCTTGCGCGCCGTTTGTTCCAGCAGGTCCGGTAGGTCCTGTAGGTCCAACAGCTCCAACCGGGCCGGTAGGACCAGTTGGTCCGGTTGGTCCAGTGGGGCCTGTAGCTCCGGTAGGACCAACGCTCCCGGCCGGACCGGTAGGTCCGGTAGCGCCTGCAGCGCCTCCGCCACGTGCTCCGTATGTAGTAGGATAAGCGCCTCCGCCTGCAGACCCTGAACTACCAGCAGCTCCTAAATTACCTCCAGCGCCACCAGCACCTGCCGCACTTCCGGTTCCGCCGCCTCCGGCACCTCCGGCGCCGCCTGTTGTTGAACCCGAAGATGTTGTAGTGCCCGCAGAGCCGGGTAGACCACCTGGACCGCTTCCAGGACCTCCAAGACCGCCCGCAGCTCCAGGAGTGCCAGCACCTCCGCCCCCTCCGCCCCCTCCGAAATAATCAGTATAGGGCACACCTTTACTAGGAACAGTTGTATAGCCCATGGCTCCCCCGCCACCACCGCCGCCACCGCCAGTTCCGCCAGGGCCTCCAGCTCCAGCTGGTCCTCCTGGACCCCCAGGCCCTCCTGGACCACCCGGACCTCCAGGACCTCCAGGACCCCCAGGACCAGCAGGTCCTCCGAGGCCTCCAGGACCACCTGGACCGCCGGTGCCGCCTGCGCCACCTGTTAAAGTTCCTGATCCGTTATCTAAGAGAACTCTAACATTAGGATTAGAGCCTGCCAGAAAAGATATACCACCAGGACCTGCAGGAGTACCTGGACCTCCAGTTCCGCCAGGACCTCCATTGCCACCAGGACCTCCGGTCCCGCCAGGACCTCCAGTCCCTCCGGTTCCGCCAGTAACTCCTGTTCCTCCAGTCCCTCCAGGACCTCCTGTTCCTCCGGTACCACCCACAGATCCTGCCGTTCCAAGGTTATCTAAAGCATTACCTCTACCGCCAGCACCTCCAGCACCGGGAGTACCTGTCGATCCTGTAGCTCCTGGGGTTCCCGTAGCGCCTGTCGATCCAGTAATTCCAGGTGTTCCTGTAGCACCCGGAGTTCCTGTAGCACCCGGAGTTCCTGTAGCACCCGGAGTTCCTATAACACCGTTAGGACCTGTGCCTCCTGTGATGGTGCTGGTATTTTTAATATAGATATCTGTTCCGCCATGATAACCAGTTCCAGTCTGAAAAGCTGGAGTCGTATTAGCTGTAGCGCCGATGCTAGCGGTAACAAAACAGTATAGATTATGAGGATAAGTAATACTACCAGCTACTACGCCTACATTACCTGTGGCAGTATAGAGATTAAAATCATTAGTAGATCCGGTTACATTTACTACTTTTATAGGTCTAAGAATAGGAACTAACATGATTACCTCACATCAGGAATCATAGCACCGTATAGGTTTGTCCCGTCTGATATAAAAGAAAATACGTCACGTCTTCCTACTACTGTTGAAAGAGTAGGGGCTACTGCGGCTGTCCATTTGAATACTCCATTCCATGTAATAGTATAAGAACCTGTTCCTCCTTGAATTACATGAAGAATATAAGTTCCTACTCTGAGATTTGTAGGAGCCCCCATGGTTCTACTAGCTCCTAAAGTAACTGTGGCTATTTGGCCTAAAGAAGTATCCCATGATATAGTTGCCGCATCAGTCAGAGTTTGTTGTAGTATATTAGCTTTTGCAAAACTTACATTAGTATTAAAGGTTGCTAAATTAGCCGAAAAACTAATATTAGAATTTAAATAAGTATAGCTACTAAAATCATTAGATAACGCTGCAAGATAAGTAGTATAGTCGTTACCACGCGCAGTTAGGAGCGTAGCACCGTCATTAGATAACGCTGCTAGATAAGTAGTATAGTCGTTACCTCGTGCAGTTAAAAGTGTAGCACCGTCATTAGCCTGAGCGTTAAGATACGTAGCATAATCGTTGGATAGAGCTGCAAGATAAGTAGTATAGTCGTTACCACGTGCAGTTAAAAGCGTAGCGCCGTCATTCGCTGCAAGCGTAGAATAAGTATTCCAGTCGTTGCTACGCGCAGTTAAAAGCGTAGCGCCGTCATTAGCCTGAGCGTTAAGATAAGTAGCATAATCGTTGGATAGAGCTGCAAGATAAGTAGTATAGTCGTTACCACGTGCAGTTAAAAGCGTAGCGCCGTCATTAGCAGCTAATGTAGAATAAGTATTCCAGTCGTTGCTGCGCGCAGTTAAGAGCGTAGCACCGTCGTTAGCTAAAACATTTACGGAGTTGACTACAACAGACATGAAAGCTACACTGTTAGAACTATGTAGTCCTAAAGCGGCTTGTGCACTGGCCTGAGTAGATTCACCTGTTCCGCCAAGATATATGGGAACTCTAGTTACCATTAAAACTCCTATACTATTTTATCTATTATTATAATAGTAACAGATAACTTTGTCGATTTTTATATTATTCATTTAACGTTGGCCATGTGATACTAAAGAAAGTTGACTGTTTTGTGACATCCGCAAGAGCTTGTATGTATCTATCTAAATTTTCTATGGTATCTATTTGTGGAATATTTAATCTTTCGTGCCTATAATATCTAGCATATCTCCACTCTACTTCTCGTATTCTTTTATCTCTTTCTAATCTAACAATATTCCATTCATTTAAAAGATCTTCTTCATTTTTATCTGAAATAAGCCAAGAAGACCCTGACCATTCAAGTTTTTGTGTTACTGATATTTCTGGAGGATTATCTACTTTTCTATATCCTATTAGTGCTAGATCGTCGTCAGTGATATCATCCGTTTTAGTTAATCCGTTAGGAAGTCGTATTCTAGAGGGTTTAGGTTCCGGGTATTTACCTTTATATGTATACAGCATTTAAACTCCTAAAAAGGGACAGTAGAGGTACTAAATTGTGCCGGTGAGGTGCTATCATTTCCAGAAGAGTCTTTCATAGATCCTTTAAATCTATTAGAGCTAAAATCTACATCCCAAAGTTGATTAATACTTACCAAAAGAGCTGTATTAGATACAGCAGTAAGAGTAGATAAAGGAGGTGTAAAGTTTGATGTATAAATAGCTGTGCCTTTTATTACTCTAAAATTAGAAAGATATCCTGTTAAATAGTCTGAATTAAAACTATTTCTACCTATATTTATATTCCTATCTGTAGAGTAGTTATTATTATCTGTTGCATAAGTATCTAAAACTCCATCTACCCAAAGTCTTAAGTTACTACTCTGTCTGGATATAGCACAGTGATGCCAGGAACTATCTGCGATAGTTATAGTTCCATGAGTATTTGTAGTCCCCCAACGTAATTTAGTGCCTGTGCCCCCTATTCCTCCAGTAGTAACGTGAGGATTAGTAGAGGTTAAACCTTGTCTATTACAGTAAAAAAATTTATTAACCTGAGCAGCTCCATTAAACCAAAACTCAATAGTAAAGTCTCCAGAACCAAGAGTGTATGCACTCGGAACAGTAGCATTATCGGTTGTAAAATATCTACCTCCATCAAAATATAAACTTGATGTTACTGCCTTATATATTTTAACTCTACCATCAGCTCCACTAGTTCCTTGGGCAGCATTTCCTCCCCTACCTGCAAGATTACCCATATCACTATCCGCGATAACTCCAGGAGCAGCACCAGACCCTACTGTAGTTGTACCACCTACAACGCCATTAGCTGTTGTTCCTAATCTTCCAGATCCTCCACCTCCTCCTCCTACGTTTCCCCCTCCACCACCAAAATAACCACCTCCGCCTCCTCCAAGAGAGGCCTGTGAAGTTGCATTTTTTTGAGCTACACCTCCGGTTAAAGCAGAGCCTGCAGTAGCCCCGTTAAATGAAGACGCCGAGCCTCCGGCGGACTGAGATCCTCCACCTCCACCCTGCGATCCAGAAGAAGTTGCTGCACCACTACTACCTCCTCCAGCACCTCCTACTCCACCTACAGAAGTAGCACCTCCCGCCCCACCGCCTCCTGCAATAATCAAACTATTAGCTTGACTTACTACAGTGCGAAATATTCCTGTGTATCCTCCGCCTTGTGTACCTCCATAAGTAGTGCTAGTTTTACCTATACCGCCGGCGATATAGCTAGCACCATTACTAGCGTTATTAGACCTTATACCTCCTTGTCCAATCTGCAAAACATAAGTATTACCTGCTAAAAAAGATATAGCACCTTGACTAAAACCCCCGCCTCCTCCATCGCCTTGTTCAGAGGTAGAAGTTATACCTTGTCCATAGTTATAACCTCTAGCACCTCCAGCACCTCTCATTTTTACTATTACATCTACGTTTCTATTAGCGACAATAGTGTACTCACCATATGTATTAGCATCTAAAGTTCCATGAATTGAAAAATCCCACTCAAGAGTATTATTAACAGAGGGAGTTATAGAAAAATCACTATTAATAACGGCAGGCCACTTATTACCACCAGTTAGTGTTTGTTGGTCTATCTGATTGAATATACCAGAAGCTGAGTCTCTAGATGGATTTTGTAAGGGTCCTATGATACCGCTATTTCTTCTCATCAGCTAATCTCCTCATAAGAACATACAGCTTGTAAATCTCCGTTAGCACTAGCAGTCAATCTTATAGTGTCATTTTCTTCTAGATACAAAGTCGTGTCTTTGGATAAGACAACAAGAGAAGCGTCTGCTGGGACCGATACTGTATGAGCAAATTTCCATTCTACACTAGATCTATAAACACTAGCAGTAATATCTGCTGTATTAGCTCCATCTATATTAGATATTATTAGGGAGTTAATCTTAAAAACTTTACCACTTGCAGCAGAATTTGTTACTATATCTGAAGCAATAGTAGTTACATTTGCTACTGCAGTTTTACCTGTGATTGTTGCTACGTTTACTATATTAGGGGCCGCCATACTCTTATCCTCCGAAAATTAATGATATTGCAAACATTTTATTCACCGTTACATTACTAGAACCGCCAGATCCCCCACCAGATATATTGCTATTAAGCGCAGTGTAAGTGTTATAAATGTTAGCAGTTAAAGTTAAATAAGTACCATAGTCATTAGATTGGGCTGCTAGTAGTGTGTTATAGTCATTAGATTGGGCTGCTAGTAGTGTGTTATAGTCATTGGCACGTGCGCTGAGAAGTGTAACGCCGTCATTAGCAAGAATATCTACACCATTTAGAGTAGAACCTTCTGGAAAAGATAGACTAGCTCCAGAGCTAGAGAGCGCAGCGTCTCCTAAAAAGATAGTAGCACCTTTAACCCAAATATTTGCCCATCTAGCACTTTCGGACCCAAGACTATAAGTGGTGTTTGCTTGAGGAATTATGTCTCTACTATAAACCGTACTATCAAAATATTTATCTGCGGTAAATCTGGCAACGCTATTAGCTAATACATAAGTAAGAGAGTTATAATCATTAGCTCTAGCCTCTGCAAGAGTAACTCCGTCGTTAGCTAAAGTATTAAGATATGCTAAAAAGTCGTTTATAATTGCAGCAGATAATGTGTTATAATCATTAGCATATGCAGAAATTAAAGTAGAATGATCATTCCCTTGAGCGCTGTTCCACGTTACAAGGTCATTGGCACGTGCACTCAATAAGGTAGAGTGATCATTGCCTTGCGCGTTGTTCCACGTTGCAAAGTCATTGGCACGCGCGCTAAGAAGAGTAGAGTGGTCATTGCCCTGAGCGCTATTCCACGTGGATAGGTCATTAGCACGCGCACTCAATAAGGTAGAGTGGTCATTGCCCTGAGCGCTGTTCCACGTTGAGAGGTCATTAGCACGAGCACTCAATAAGGTAGAGTGATCATTGCCTTGCGCACTATTCCAGGTTAAAAGGTCATTTGATAAAGCTGCAAGATAGGTGTTATAGTCATTACTATAGACAAGTATCTCAACATTAGTTTCTGCTCCGGCCTGTATTAATAAATAAGTGTTATATATGTTGGCGGTAAGTGTTAAATAAGTAGACCAATCATTAGCATAAGCACTCAACAGAGTAGAATAATCGTTGCCCTGCGCGCTGTTCCACGTTACAAGGTCGTTAGCACGCGCAGATAAAAGAGTAGAGTGGTCATTGCCCTGAGCGCTGTTCCACGTTACAAGGTCATTGGCACGCGCACTCAATAAGGTAGAGTGGTCATTGCCCTGAGCGCTGTTCCACGTTACAAGGTCGTTAGCACGCGCAGATAAAAGAGTAGAGTGGTCATTGCCTTGCGCGCTATTCCACGTTACAAGGTCATTGGCACGCGCACTCAATAAGGTAGAGTGGTCATTACCCTGAGCACTATTCCATGTTGCAAAGTCATTAGCGCGCGCTGTTAAAAGAGTGTTCCAATCGTTAGCGCTAGCATCTGTACTATCTATTTGACCTTGTAGTGCGAGATAAGTCGCATAATCGTTGGCTAATGCAGCCTGATAAGTAGTTAAATCGTTGGCACGTGCACTTAACAGAGTAGCGTGATCATTACCTTGAGCGCTGTTCCATGTAGCTAGATCGTTAGCCTGGGCAGCAAGGTAAGTTGCATAATCATTAGATCTAGCTGCTAAAAGAGTGTTCCAATCGTTAGCGCTAGCATTTGTACTATCTATCTGCCCTTGCAGAGCAAGATAAGTCGCATAGTCGTTGGCTAATGCAGCCTGATAAGTAGTTAAATCGTTGGCACGTGCACTCAACAGAGTAGCGTGATCATTACCTTGAGCGCTGTTCCACGTTACAAGGTCGTTGGCACGCGCAGATAAAAGAGTAGAGTGGTCATTGCCTTGCGCGCTGTTCCACGTTACAAGATCATTAGCGCGAGCATTGAGTAGAGTAATTCCGTCATTACTCTGTGCATCAAGGTAGGTAGCCCAATCATTGGCACGTGCTGTTTGTAAAGTATTCCAATCATTGGCCCTTGCTAGATCTAAGGTAACACCGTCATTGGCTCGAGCTTCTACTAAAGTATTCCAATCATTAGCATGTGCATTGACTAAGGTTGCGTAGTCATTAACAATCGCAGCAGATAAGGTTGTATAGTCATTGGCCTGCGCGTTGAGATATGTAACATGGTCATTCTGATGTGCAGAGAGTAGGGTAGCGCCGTCGTTAGCCTGAGCTGTGAGTAAGGTTGACCAGTCGTTAGCCTGAGCTGCAAGTAAGGTTGACCAGTCATTTGCTAAAGCGGCTTGATAAGTATTCCAATCATTAGAATATACAATGCTAGTGGTTACTCCACTAACATTTTGTAAAGTGGAATAAGTATTGTAGATATTAGCAGTAAGAGTTAGGTATGTTGAATAGTCATTACTACGAGCCTCTAGGAGTGTAGCGCCGTCATTAGCCTGCGCAGCTAACCACGTTGAGTAGTCATTACTACGAGCCTCTAGGAGTGTAGCGCCGTCATTAGCCTGCGCAGCTAACCACGTTGAGTAGTCATTAGATATAGCCGCTTGATAGGTAGCCCAATCATTACTACGAGCCTCTAGGAGTGTAGCGCCGTCATTAGCCTGAGCAGCTAACCACGTTGAGTAGTCATTAGCCTGAGCGTTGAGTAAGGTAGCGCCGTCATTAGCCTGAGCAGCTAACCACGTTGAATAATCATTCGCTAGTGCCGCTTGATAGGTAGCCCAATCATTCTGACGCGCAGAGAGTAGGGTAGCCCAGTCGTTACCACGTAATTCAACTAACGTTGAATAGTCATTCGCTAGTGCTGCTTGATAGGTATCCCAGTCATTTGCCGTAGTCCCCTCTAGATTGGTAGAGATAACCCCTGCACTGTTAATAGTAATAGTGGACCCATCTACACGAACGCCTCCCAGGTCTGTATTAGAAGCTGTTGGAAGCGTATAGGTCCCACCGCTACCGAGAGGTAGTTGAAGTATATTGACATTACTGCCGACAGGAGGGGCCGAGGTAAAGCTAACGTTTCCGGTGTCATCTAGAGTATAGTCTGCGCTAGGTCTCTGGATAATCCCGTCTAAGTATACTAAGAGGTTATTAGCATTAACAGGTTTAGACTGACCTGTCTCAAAGGTTGTCTCTCCTTGTGAAGAGTAGTTCTTATAGACTAGGTTACTTCCAGCACTACTTCCAAGGGCTAACCAAGTAGCATAGTCATTTGCATAAGCAAGACTAAGATCTATACCACCTCCGCCACCTCCACCTCCACCAGATAAAGCCTGATATGTATTGTAAATATTAGCAGTAAGAGTTAAATAGGTTGAGTAGTCGTTAGCACGGGTAGAGGCTAAGATAGTGGTGAGATTAGCACGAGATGTGACACCGCTTTGCACCACAGGAACAAAACTGTTGGCCAATACAGTGCTTAAGGCTTGAAGTTGACTGATCTTTACATTAGCGGCCACCGGTTATCCTCTAGGTTGTTCTAATGTTAAGTATACACCATCTTCTGTGACTAAGACTAGTTGATCTTCCGTCTGTGTAATGGATATACCACCACCAAGAATGGCTAAGCGACGTTTTACAGGCTCACTAAGAGATCTAAGAGCTTGAGAGAGACTACGTCTCATTTATTCAAACTCGGTCACATAGAACTGGACCGTAGTTGTAGGGTCTACAAGTCTTACTGCCATGTAACGATGTCTATCTTGCGTACCAGGTGTTCCTACGTTAACCATGAGCGGAACTCCCTCAGCAAGGAAATGAGCATTAGCTCCTTGGCTAGTTTGTGTGTCTTCAAAACCACCTTGATAGAATACACTACCACCACTAGCTACAAGACCTATAACTATAGTCTCACTAGCCCAAGGGCCTAAAACCTGATCGGCTTCTGTAACTGTAACAGTATGAGCGCGACTAATTCTAGGACGTAAAAGTGAAATGGGACCATATCGGTCTATTCCAAAACCTGCCATTATTTCTCCATTAGGTCTTGCATAAGGCTATCATAGTTATTAACCTGCACAGCTACAGTAGGACCTTTTTGTTGCGGACGAGCTGACTTATCCATATCCTGGAGTAGACGTAGCCACTCAAGGAGATCTTTCTTAGTATATTCTTCTCCAAGAGCAACATCTTGGATCTTCTTTTCTATCACTTGATTAATCAATTGGATTCTTTTGAATCTGTTGAGAAATCCTTGTGATAAGTAGACTTGATCCACATATTGCTTAACCTCTCGGCGATCTAAAACCTGTGCAACCCGGTCCTCACTTATATTGAACTGGGTGGCAATAGTTTGAATTGTGTCTCCCTCGATATGGCGGTTTGCTATACCGAGTAGAACAGGATCTATTTCTGGGGCTTCAAGAGAGCGATTAAGCACATCGCGGGTAGAGATTTCATTCATACTCATACACTAGCACGGGGCCGAGAGGTGGTCAATTTTTTTTTATTTGCACGGGCGTTTGCACAAGCGTTTGCACAAGCGTTTGCACGGGCGTGGGTCTTAATGCACGGAGTGCATAAACGCTGGTCAAGATTGCACGGAGTGCATAGACGCTGGTAACGTGTGCACCTGCGTTACGGACGTATGCACGGAGTGCATAAACGCTGGTAACGTGTGCTAGGCTCAGCCTATGGCGGGAAGTCTTAAAAAAGTCAAAAAATTTCCCTGGTCAAGGCTCTGGAGAGGAGCGATGAGACCGATTGAAAAAGCAAGTCCTCGGAACCGCCCCGGTCTAGATTCAATTTCGATTTCGATCATCCACCCGACTCCTTGATCTTCGCGACGTCCTTCGCGAGCTGGTCCGCGATCCACCTATGCTCGACGCTCGACTCGGGCAGCTTGCGAAGCGCCGTATCGAGATAGGCGAGGAGTCGGCCGCAAAGCTCCGGGTCCTTGCGCATGGCGATGAAGGTGACTTGATCGAGGAGATTGAGAGACTTCATGTTCGACTCCGTTGTTTGCGTTGTGGGTAGGTAGCGCCTGCCGCATTAGGCGCGTCGACGAGACTCCTTCGCCCGCACGATCATGTCGACGATGGTCTGGCGCATGGGATCATCCTGCGCGAGGCAATCGACGGCCTCGGCGAGGCACGCGATGATCGTGCCCGTGAAGGCAGGGCTCTTGAAATCCTCGAAGGCGATGTCAGTGATGGTCTGGCGAGGCGTCATGTTCGACTCCGTTGTTTGCGTTGTGATGCTTGGATGCTAGGCGATTCGCGCCAGCCCGTCAAGCGGGCTGGATCGCCACCATCCTGTCGAAGAAGAAGCCCTTCCACGCCTGAGCGTCGAGGTCGAAGACGGCGATCAGGTTGCCCTGATCCTTCCGCGTGTCCGTCCCCTTGACCGCGCCGGGCGGGAGCAGGTCCGGCGAGCGCGTGCAGCGCATGGTCCTCTCCGTGCCATCCTTCTTCGTGAAGGTGACGAGGGCCGGGCCAGCGGCGAGGATGGCGAGGGCGGCGGCGGGGTCGAAGGACATGGGAGACTCCGTTGTTGTCCGTTGCGATAGATGGAAGATAAGCGCGCGCCCGATTCGTTGCAAGGGGGCTCGTCGCCTAAATAGTCCAGCCCGGTGCGACTAATTACACCAGACTGGGCTAGATAGGCGCTTGACGCGCGGCAGGCTCGCGTGCTAGGGTAGCGCCCCGCCGATTCGGACGAGTCGAGACTTGGCACGGTTCTTGCAAGCGGATCGGGCGCGAAACGCGAAAAAAAGCTTTTAGAATCAACTACTTAGCGGCGGGGCCGGCCCCACGCCTAAGTTATTGATATTGTTGGCCTTTTTATCCATCTAAGGCCTGCGTGGCTTGCAAGAACTGTGCCAACTCGCCGGACACGTTAGGTCGGATTCCCACACTAGCAGACTAAGCGAGTCGCCTGCTAGGGGCAAGAAAAAAATCGCATGGCACGAAGATTTTTTTTCTTGTCTCGCCTTTGCGAATCGGCTAGGCGCGCCGATTCTGGTTGCGCTCGATTTCACGATTCATGCTTGCCATGACAGCCTCGCGAGTCTCCGAGTCAACCTCTAGGATCAGGCTTTCCACAAGCGCACGCAGCGCGCCGATAGCGGCGGCTTGCGGGAAAGGCTGGCCGTTATTGAAGGACTCGGCGAAGCGGCGAGTCAGATAGACGGCATCCAAGATGGGATGATTCATTGCGGGACTCCTTACAGAGGGCGATAGGAACGCGCGACGCAAAACGAAAACGTGAAGCGCCCGATTTTCAGGAAGCGGATACCGCCGACGCGGCGAGTCGAGATATTGAAGATGGGAAGCATGGGCGACTCCGTTGTTTGCGTTGTGATGCTAGGCGATTCGCGCCAGCCCGTCAGCGGCGACGGGCGTCCCACGATTCGGAGGTTTCCAGCGACTCGACCCAGCCTTCGCGATAGGAAGGACGCATCGGATCCGCGAAGCGCGCGAGAACCTTGGCGCGAGCCGACTCGACGGAGTCGGCGGTGATCGTCCACCGCTCGCCCCACGACGTGAAACCGTCACGCGCGAGACTGGAATTCGGGTGGGCGGGGAAGCGGCACTCGGCGATGTATTTCATGGTCGACTCCGTTGCGTTGTGGACTATGCATAAGATAGGGATGCGCCCGATTCCGTTCAACGAAAAAATTTTCGCGCGATGCGTTTTTTTCTGTTGACGCAAAGTCGGCGGCCATGCTAGGGTAGCGCCCCACCGATTCGGCCGAGTCGCGACTTGGCACGGTTCTTGCAAGCGATTCTGGCGCGAAATGCGGAAATTATCGTTTAGAATCAAATACTTAGCGGCGGGGCCGGCCCCACGTCTAACCCATTGATTCTAAACGACAATTTATCCATCTATGGCCTGCGCGGCTTGCAAGAATCGTGCCAACCCCGCAGCCTTGCAAGAATCGTGCCAACCCGCCGGACGCGCCGAGTCGGATCTCCACACTAGCACATTGCCTGATAGGCCCGCAAGAGTCCATTGCAAAATACGCATGGCAGCCATGCAAAAATAGATAGCTCGAGTCCGTTGATTCTAGGATGGCGACTCCCTATCTTATGCATAGTCCACAACGCAACGGAGTCGCTCATGTCGTCTACCCTCGCCAGCCTCGGAATCACCATGCAGGAGTCGCCCGTCTACGTCGCGCGCGGCTCTTGGACATGGCGTTTCATGCGCAACGGTGCATGGTTCTGCGATATCGACGTCGCGGAGCGCACTATGCGGAAGAGCCGCGATGCGGCCGCTCGCCGCGCCCTTACCCTCGCCACGGAGTCCCGCTAATGAAAGCCTCCCGCGATGCTCGCAATATCCGAAACAATACCCTGTCGCGCGTGCGAGTCGCGCGCGACAAGGGCAAGGCGATTCCTTGTCTGGACTCGGAGTCGCTAGCGCACGCCATTGACTCCGTCCTGCGCCGCAAGGGCCGGTCCATGGTTTGCGAGCATTGCGACCGCTTCCTCGCCTTTGGCGACAAGGAGTCGCATACCCTTTCGCCTAGCCTCCACAAGATTCGCCCTGAGCTAGGGTATGTGACGGGAAACCTTGCGGTGCTTTGCTTTGAATGTAACACGGCGATCGGCGAGTCGGGCGATGCCGACTCGGTGCGCCGCAAGATTGCCGCAATGCAATGGCAACTTGCCAGACTCGAGGGGTGATGCAAAAATGTCACAGCGTGGCAAGGCGGCCACGCTGTGACATCTTGGCCACAGTTGCAGAAAGGCCACAGCGTGACAAACCAGCCACAGTTGCATGAAAATCACGGTGTGGCAAATTTGCCACAGTTGCTCTTTTGCCACAGGTGTGGCTTCCGGGCAACGCCCGGCTGGGCGAAACGACCAGCAAAAGGGGCAGAATCGGTATCGGAAGGCCAAAAAAAGCCTTTAGAATCAAGCACTTACGGGGGTGTTTTTAGGCCTAAATTAGGCTAAATGGTAGTAATTCAACGACTGGTAGTAAAACTACTACCAGTGGTAGTAATTCAACGAATGGTAGTAATATGATGACTGGTAGAAAATTAGTGCTAATTCAATAGGTTAGAGCCCGGCCCCGGCCCGTGGCTAACCCATTGATTTTAAACGCATCTTTTTTGCGTAGGGCCAAAAAATTAGGTTGACCGCTAGGGCGCGATACCCTATGGTGCAGACATCAACAGAGGAGACAGCGATGACCGACGCCACCAAGAAATCGACCCCCAAGTCCCGCGCGGCCTTCGTCGCCAAGCTTCGCGCCCTGTGCGCCAAGCATAACGTGCTCCTGTTTGGCGACCAGGATGGGAACGCGATTGCCCATTTCCTGGATGGAGGGGAGGACGCGGTACAGTTTGTCCGCTTGTGGCCTGAGATAGGCACTTGACTTTGTCCCGGAAGCCGCCTATACTGACCCCATGATCACCAAGGAGACAGCGATGACCGAAGCCACCACCGTCCAGATGCCCCAGCGGTGGGATTTCGCCGGAGATTATGATGATTATTTGGTGCCGCTCGAAGAGGGCGATTATGTAAAGGTCGAGGATGTGAGCCCTCTGGTGGCCGAAATCAACCGCCTTCGCGCCCGCGTCCAGATGCTGGAACGCGAGGTCGAGCGTCTGGAGCAGAAGTCGGAAAAGGACTGGAAATGGTTCTCCGACGCTACTGGAATGTAGGCCCCCAGAAAACCCTAAGCCTTTTCAAGGGCTTAGGGCTGGGCCCCGGCCCGTGGCTAACCCATTGATTTTAAACACATCTTTTTTGCACCGGGCTAAAGAATTAGGTTGACCGCTAGGGTGCGATACCCTATATTGTAAACATTAACAAGGGAGTTCTAGATGACCGACGCCACCACCCAGACCGCCGACCTCATTGCGGAGATCGCCAGCCTTCGCGACAAGCTGGCGCAGGCGCGCAACCTCGCCGACGCGATGCTTAATGGTGTCCAGGACCACTACACCAGCATGTCCGACGTCCGGTCGGACCTGTGGATTCTTCAGGACATCCTGAAGGACTGAACTAGGCCCCCAGAAAATCCTAAGCCTTTTCAAGGGCTTAGGGCTGGGCCCCGGCCCGTGGCTAACCCATTGATTTTAAACATAAAGAATTAGGTTGACCTCTGGGAGGCGATGCCCTATGGTGTAGATATCAACCGAGGAGACAGAGATGGCCAAGACCACTAAGAAGTCTACCCCCAAGTCCCGTCGCGACTTCGTTGAGAAGCTGCGCGATATGTGCGACAAGCAGGGGGTGATACTGTCTGGTCACCCAGATGGAAGCGTGTTCGCTCATTTCAAGGAGGGTTTTATGATAGCTGCTTCCACTCTTGTGGTTCGGGTGAAGGATTTTGGCAAAATAGACCCTTGACAATTTCCTAAGCCTTTTCAAGGGCTTAGGGCGGGGCCCCGGCCCGGGGCTAACCCATTGATATCGTTGGCTTTTTTATCCGTCTAGGGCCTGCGTGGCTTGCAAGAATCGTGCCAACCCGCTGGACACGTTAGGTCGGATTCCCACACTAGCAGACTAAGCGAGTCGCCTGCTAGAGGCAAGAAAAAAATCGCATGGCACGAAGATTTTTTTCTTGCCTCGCCTTTGCGAATCGGCTAGTCGCGTGGGCCTAGCCAGACCGAAAGCCAGACGGCCAGATAAGGCCCGATGATCGCGAAGAGGCCGAGAATAAGATAATCCATCAGCGCGACTCCTTGATCTTCGCGACTTCCTTTGCAAACTCGGCTGCGAGCCACTTGTGCGTGAATCCATCCTCCGGGAGTCCATGCACCGCTATGGACAGATAGGCCATGACTCGACCGCAGAGCGCGGGATCGTTCCTGATCTCGTCGTAGGTGATCTGAGAAATGAGGTTCAGGCTATCCATGTTCGACTCCGTTGCGTTGTTGACTATGCATAAGATAGGGATGCGCCCGATTCCGTTCAACAAAAATATTTTCGCGCGATGCGTTTTTTTCTGTTGACGCAGAGTCGGCGGTCATGCTAGGGTCTAGCCCCGCCGATTCGGCCGAGTCGCGACTTGGCACGGTTCTTGCAAGCGGATCGGGCGCGAGACGCGAAAATTATCGTTTAGAATCAAATACTTAGCGGCGGGGCCGGGCCCGTGGCTAACCCATTGATATCGTTGGCTTTTTTCTGCCCCTAACCACAGCCGGCCTTGCAAGAACTGTGCCAACGCTTTAGACAAAAAAAATGCGCCATAGTGGCGCATTTTTCCCTTGACAGGTTAGGCGATCGGCTGGATCGCCACCATCCTGTCGAAGAAGAAACCCTTCCACGCCTGAGCGTCGAGGTCGAAGACGGCGATCAGGTTGCCCTGATCCTTCCGCGTGTCCGTCCCCTTGACCGCGCCGGGCGGGAGCAGGTCCGGCGAGCGCGTGCAGCGCATCGTCCGGTCCGTGCCGTCCTTCTTCGTGAACGTCACGAGCGCGGGACCGGCGGCGAGGATGGCGAGGGTGGCGGCGGGGTCGAAGGACATGGGAGACTCCGTTGTTGTCCGTTGCGATGGGAGATATATAGGGCGTCGCCTCTAAAGATACAACGGAATTATTTTCGCGCGATGCGTTTTTTTCTGTTGACGCAGAGTCGGCGGTCATGCTAGGGTCTAGCCCCGCCGATTCGGCCGAGTCGCGACTTGGCACGGTTCTTGCAAGCGGATCGGGCGCGAGACGCGAAAATTATCGTTTAGAATCAACTACTTAGCGACGGGCCCCGGCCCGCGGCTAACCCATTGATCTATAACGCTTTTTTTGAGAGCTAGGATGCATAGGGCCATGCGCTTCTTGCATAAGAAAGATCTTGCATAAAACGAGACTCGGCCCTATATAAGGGGACGTTCAAAACAGGAGTCGACGCATGGACTACTACAATGCCGGATATGAAGCCTACTATAGCGGCAAGCTTCGCCCCGAGAACATGACGGAAGAGGACGCTGCTAGCTGGCAGCGGGGCTGGCGCGCTGCCAACCGGCTCGAGGAAGATCGACTCGATCGCGCCTATGATAGGTGAGGTGGTAGTAAAACTACTACCTGTGGTAGTAATTCTATGAGGTAGAAAATCAGTGCTAATTCAATAGGTTAGGGCGGAGCCCCGGCCCGCGGCTAACCCATTGATCTTAAACACATCTTTTTTGCATCTAGACGAAAGAATCCTGTTGACCACTGGGGTGCGATGCCCTATATTATATGTATCAACTGAGGAGAACAGACATGGACCTCAAGCACCTCGCCCGCCTGATGCTCAATGATGCAGAGCAAAACTGCGAAGACCTTGCGTGGGCCAATGAACTCTCGCGCGTGGGCGAGCGTCTCCTCGAAGTGGGGCAGCCTTTCGGTCCTCGCAGGTTCCGTGACCTCTCCGAGCGTGAGCGTTGGGTCGCTGCCTATGCCGCTCGCGCCTATGGCCTCCTCCCAGCGTGAAAGGGTCCAAAATGAAGAAGCTCTACCGCCGAAAAAACCGAGACAATTCAAAGGGTTAGGGGCGGGCCCCGGCCCCCGGCTAACCCCTTGAAACTCAACGCAAAAAATAATGCTTGCGCTAACGCGAAACTGCTGTATAGTGAGTCCATCAACAGGGAGATACCCATGCAAGATCCGAATCGCGAAACTCTCGACAACGTCATCGACGAAATGGTCCCCGACGTCGACCAGTGGACTCGTGAGGAAACCATCTATTGGTTTGCGAGCGAATACCACTCGGGGCAGCGTTCCAACCTGTACAGCGTGCTCAGCACGTCGCCCTTCAATCCCGGCCCGATGGCCAACGGCCCTTCGGACTGGGAGTCCTCGGATCTGCTGCAGCGCTTGGTCGAGCACTTCGGGAAGTAAGGCCCACAAAATCCCTAGCCCTTTCAAAGGGTTAGGGGCGGGCCCCGGCCCCCGGCTAACCCTTTGATATCGCACACAAAAAATAATGCTTGCAGGGATCGCAAGTTTCTATATAGTGCCGCCATCAACAAGGGAGACGAAAAATGGTTGTTGCGAATCTTCACGAAGTCAATCTGGGTCGCGGGATGATCTATACGTCGCTGACTCCGGAGCCTGTCGAGAAGGTGCTCGAGAAGGTTTTCACGCACCCGATCTACGGAAAATACGCGAGCGAGCTGGAGTGGGTTCGCACGCGACAGGTTGTCCTGAACGCGAACACGGGGGAGAACAAGTCGCACCCGGTCACAAAATTCCTCCGCTGACCCTAAAAAGCTAAGCCTTTTCAAAGGCTTAGCACCGGGCCCCGGCCCCCGGCTAACCTATTGATATCGCACGCAAATTTAGTTGCGTAGGTTCTCGTCCTCCGCAATGCTGATGGCACGGAGGATGGCCACCCTCCGACTCTGCTCCATGGTGCGGGCGGGGACGTCGAGGACGAAGGCTAGACGGCTGCCGCAGGTGAAGTGCCACGACCAGCACCCGCGCGCGGAGTGGACGGGGACGGGGTTGAGGGTGAGGTTGTGGGCTTCGAGGTTCATGGAGGACTCCCTTGATTGACTATCGCTAGACTAGACTGCCTTCCTAGACTTTGCAAGAGAAAAAATTATCGTTAGATATCAAGCACTTGGCGGCGGGCCCCGGCCCCCGGCTAACCCGTTGATATCGCACGCAAAAATAAAGGTTGACTTGCGTGTTGGCTCTGCTAGTTTTGAATACCCACATAGGAGATGACTGATGGTTGATCTTGATCTTGAATACCACGTCGCGCGCTTCGTCGCGTTCCACACGCGCGCCTTCGGCGAGGCTCCCTCCGCCGAGGTGATGGCCGAGCTGACCGACGTGGAGGCAGCGGTCGAGGCGTGGGACAACCTGCACGCCTACCTCACCGACTGCGACGAGGGGGGTCGCGATAGCCTCGGGGGTTGGTCAGACTGACCCTAAAAAGCTAAGCCTTTTCAAAGGCTTAGCACAGGGCCCCGGCCCCCGGCTAACCCATTGATATCTCACGATAATTTCTGAGGTTGCCATTTAGGCGATCCCTGATACCCTTGGTTCCTGGGAGGCGGGCGAAGAGGTCAGTTGAGGGGTATGCTACCTGCGGTAGTAATTCAACGACTGGTAGTAATTCGACGACTAGGTAGAAAAGTGGTTGACTCTCTAGCGTATTCTGCTAAGTTCCCATTCTCACCAAGGAGGTCGCGATGTTCGAGGAAGCCGTCAACGATCCCACCCTCTGGCAGGGTTACGAGGAGTGGCTGGACTCTCAGGAGGCCGAGGAGGCCGAGCTGGACAGGCAGGCCGACTATTTCTTTCACCTGCTCTCCTTGGAGGAAAGCTAAGCCCTTTCAAGGGCTTAGCGCCCGGCCCCGGCCCGCGGCTAACCTATTGAAACTCAACGAAAAAATAGTTGTTGCATGAGGCAAGATTTCGGGTAAGATACACCTATCAACGACGGAGAAACGAATTTGGGCGGGCGAAAGCCCTGCCGACCCCGGCGAAAGCCGGTGCCTAGTCGTCCAAGTAAGGACGCCGCAGATGGCGGAAATGCAGGTGCAAGGCCTGTCTAGGGGAACGTCGGTTAGGCCTCACGGTTGCAAACGTGAGGCCCCCACTACATTTGGGCGGGCGAAAGCCCTGCCGACCCCGGCGAAGACGTCTTCGCAACTGGTGCCCCAGTCGTCTAAGTAAGACGCTGTAAACTGTGGAAATGCAGGTAGTACCCTTCATATGGAAGGCCTAGTCCTGCCTGGGGGAACGTCGGTTAGGCCTCACGGTTGCAAACGTGAGGCCCCCAATACTTATGGAGCGTTCGTCTAGTGGCCTAGGATAGCGGAACTTCACTCCGTTGACAGGGGTTCGAATCCCCTACGCTCTACCAAAAACTAAGCCATATCAAGGGCTTAGGGCGGAGCCCCAGCCAGCGGCTAACCCTTTGAAATTCAACGAAAAAATAGTTGTTGCAACTCTGCGCGGATAGTGTAGAGTGTGCTCATCAACAAGGGAGAACGATATGCCTCGCAAGAACACGACCTTGCTTCTCGAAATGGTGGCGGAAGGGACGATCGACAAGGACGCCCTGATCCAGGCCTGCCTCCTGTGGATGTCGGAAGATGAGGTCACCGAAATGGCGAAGAGTAACGAGTTCCTCGAGTCCGATTACGACGAAGATGACGAGATGTATGAGTCGAAGGACGATGACCATGACTCGGCGATGACTTCGGCTGGCTGGGGAACCGACGAGGACTACGGCTACTCGGGAGATGTGGACGACGGAACCTAAGCCCTTTCAAGGGCTTAGGCCCGGGCCCCGGCCCGCCGCTAACCCATTGATATCTCGCTCAAAATTAGTGGTTGACGCATAGGATGAACATGATAAATTCAGAACTCAACAAAGGAGACAAGCAATGACGGATCTCGAGCAGGCTGTGGCAGAATACTCCGACTTCTACAAGGACACGTTTGGCTATCGTCCTCGCGGCGTGACGTTCCAGACGCTCGCAGAGGTCAATGCGGCTATGAATAGCCTCTTTACCTACTGGGAGGAAAACGAGCCTGCCCTCGACGGGCGTCTAGAGGAGGAGAACTAAGCCATGATCGTTGCAATCGGGTTGGCGATATTGTGGGTATTGGTACTTGTTTTCCTTGCGGGGATTTATGTAGGCCTTTGCTTGTCTGAGGATGATTATTGCGGTAAGTATTGCTCGCACGCGTTCGAGGTTGCGGAGAAGGAGGCCGAGCCATGAGCGACATCTACCGGGAATTTCAAGTTGATGTTCTACGAGACTCCGAGAACGCAGGCCCCACCGCAGCGGAGATGAATATGGCGCAGGAGATCAAGCGACTCCGCGCTGAGGTGAAGGAGCAGGCTCGCCTCCTGGGCGTGAGCGCAGCGCTGGAGGTGAAGCTGCGTAATCGCATCGAGTTGCTAGAGTGGGCGATGGTGAACACGCCACAAGCCATGTAGCGAAATCGCTAACCCCGTCAAGGGGTTAGCCCCCGGCCCCGGCCCGCCGCTAACCCTCTGAAACTCAACGCAAAAATAATGCTTGCATGGTGCGCGGATTAGAGTAAGATACACCTATCAACAACGGAGAAACGAAATGAAGCGGTTTGTGTTTGTGATCGAAAAGGACCCCGTCTCCCTCGCGACGGACAAGCAGATGGTGTTCGCGCAGGATTTCCGTGCAGCCTGCGAGCGCGTTCAGGATATCCTGTTTGCGTGGAACATCAATGCCGAGAGCATCAAGGAGGTGCAGGAATATGACGCGTGAAACCCTGCGAGACGAGCTTCAGATGGCACACGACCTTCTGGATCTCATGGCCGATCCGCTACTCGAGACTCCGCGTCTCGACTACCTGTTCGGGGTTTTCAATAAGGCGCAGAGCCTTTATGAGTCCGGGCAGTTCGATAGGGCAAGTGAGTTTCTCAATTCCTTCTGGAGGGCAGTAAAGTGAGCGAACTGGAAATGAAGCGCAAGGTGGCCGAGCACTACAAGGCGCTGGCGAATCAGTCGGACGATCCTGATCGCAAGGCGCATTATGACCGGGAGTTCGAGCGCGCGGCCCGCGACTACAATCGTCTTCTAATGCGAGGGAGGCGATAAAAAAGCTAACCCCGTCAAGGGGTTAGCCCCCGGCCCCGGCCCGTCGCTAACCTATTGAAATCTCACGTTTATTTTTTCTGGACAAGTCCTTAGTTCCTGCATATGATCACAGCATAAAGTTTTGAAGGAGCAACCATGCGTAAAGACATGAACAAGGTTCTGGTGGAGCGTCCCCGGCGAGGCGGTTACGGCACTCGAAAGGGTCGGAAGGCCGATCACGATCTGCTTCCGAGCAAGGAGGGGATGCGCGCGCCCCATGTCCGTAACTGGGGCGGCAAGGAGCTGAACGAGAATCTGTCGCCGCTGCGCCGGTTCATCGAGAGTCGTGTCGGGCGGCTCTGGGACAAGGTTTACAGCGAGATCTGCGAGAACCTGCGTGCCGACAACACCGTGCAGCAGCACGTTAGGGATCATGTCGAGGACTTCGTTGCGATCCGCACCTCGATGGTCGATGGCGAGGTCGTCATCTACCACAAGTATCGCTCCCCCATCCTGCTGAAGAACAGCTTCATCGGACTGTATGTGCATCCGGTTACCGGCGTCCTCCTTCGCAATAAGATGAAGCTGACCCGTCGGCAGGAGAGGAAGGTCTGGAAGGATCAGAAGGCGGCCGAGGAGGCCAGCAAGATCCATGTCGCCAAGGATGGAACGGAATATCGAAAGGTTGACGGACTCTGGTATGAGGTGCTTTGGGGCGAGGTCACCGGAACGGAGATCCGCCGCATGGAGAGGGACAAGATCGTTACCATCATCATCCCCTACTCCCGACAGGATATCTTCACCGACAAGTGGCATGACAAGATCGGTGACCTCTACAGGAGCGGCAAGCTGCAACTTTCCAAGAAGGAACTGCGGGATCTCGGTCTCGCCAATGGGTGAAAAAAGCTAACCCCGTCAAGGGGTTAGCCCCCGGCCCCGGCCCGTCGCTAACCCTTTGAAACCACACAACAATTTCTGGTCTTGACCCTACCCCTACCTATGGTATCCTTCTTTCTAGGCGGGCATAGGGCCAGCCACTTGTCAAAGCCTACCTCTGGTAGTATTTAGACGACCGGGTAGAAAAGTGATTGACAAGTAACAATTAGACCTGTAAGGTAGACACATGATGAATGATTTTCCGATTGCTTCCGCAGAAACCCGTCGCCTCCACTCCCAATGGATTAGGAAGCGTGACAAGTGGCGTAACGACTACAACGAGGTCTCTAACTGCATCCGAGCGACCAAGGCTATCCTTCGTCGTTTCCCGGATGACAGGTTCGCCCAGATTACTATCCGTTCTCTGCGTCAGAGCGCCAAGGAGTTGATGTGGACTCGCCGCCGGATCAAGAGCTTCCTCCGAGGGACAGCATATCCTTGGGCTCCGCGTGAGGCTGTCGAGCGAGCAAATAGCTAAGTCCTTTCAAGGGCTTAGCGCCCGGCCCCGGCCCGCCGCTAACCTGTTGACATCTAACATCTTTTTTCTTCTAGACATCTGCCTCGGACCCTGATAATATGTTTACAAGATGAGAAACGCACTAGACCCTGATGTCATACTTCGACCGGATGGGTGGTATTGGTTCGACCCTAGTGGAAACTTGATTGGCCCCTATGAGTCTCGAGCCGAGGCTATCTATGCGGGTCGATATGAGGAAGATTTCTCTACGGAGTATGAAATTGATTAGTGCAAAAACGGCTGCAAGGCTGTATGATATTCACCAGTATAAAACTGCAACCCCAAGAGGAGTTAAGGTAGATGTATGTGTATGAAGTCACGACGGAGAGCATGGACGGTATGCACGTTCTGGGTAAGTTCAACAGCCTCGAAGAGGCTAAGACGTTTGCCACAAACTGGCTGGGCAGGAATGCGGAGTGGGTGAACTCCCACAAGGCTATCGACTGCTTCGGCGGTGTTCTCAGGATCGAGAAGTGGCTTGAAGATGTGGGGGCTGATAGCTCAGTTGGTTAGAGCGGGCCGCTCATAACGGTCTGGTCGGGGGTTCAAGTCCCTCTCGGCCCACCAATTCTAAAACCTCGCTGCCCGAGGTTCTCCCGCTGGGTTAGGAAGGCAGCAATTTCAACCACTTAGGGCTGGGCCCCGGCCCGCCCCTAACCCCTTGATATCTCTTGCAAATTTTCTTGTTGATCTAACTCTCCGTTATGGTAAGATCCTTCCATGAATTGGATGGCGCTAATCAAGTGGGCAGGGACAGGGCTAGTTCTCGCCGGTATCGGTTTGACTAGCGCCAATGTCTGGTTCCCTCTGAACCTGTGGCTGGGATTTGCTAGCTGCGTCTTGTGGGGCTACGCTGCCATAAAGATGCGCGAAAATGCCCTGCTACTCATTGAAATTGTTGCGGGTATCATGTATCTTGCAGGTATCCTCAACGCACACATGGGTGCCTAGCTCAATTGGTAGAGCATCGGTCTTTTAAATCGAGGGTTGTGGGATCGTGCCCCACGGCACCCACCAAAATCTAAAGGAGAAAAAAATGTTTATTACTCGACAGTCTCAATGGTCCGGCATCACCCGGACTCTCGACATCCCCGTTACCCACGAGCAGCTCTATGAGTGGCAGCAGCGTGGCGCAATGATTCAGAACGCTATGCCTAACCTGACGGCTGCGCAGCGTGAATTCCTTATGACTGGAGTCACCGAGGAAGAGTGGAAGGAGATGTGGGGCAAGGAGGACGAGGATGCCTAAGTTTAGGATCAAGTTCGGCTTGTTTAATGTTGACATGACAGAGGAAGTAATCGAGGTTGAAAGCCTTGAAAAGGCTGAGGAAGTGGCCTATGAGGCTGCTATGGGAGTAGCAGAGGGTTGGCTAATGAGCGAGGCCGAGGAAATTAGCGACGAAGAGGCAGAGGAAACCTAAGCCATTTCAATGGCTTAGGGCCCGGCCCCGGCCCGCGGCTAACCCCTTGAAATCTAACATCTTTTTTGTGCTTGCAGTCTCTGCCCATTGTGATATGATCCCCCCATGAAAAAGCTATTCATCTTTGACCTCGACGGCACCGTTATCGACTCTGACCATCGGACGCCTCGTCTGCCGGATGGTAGCGTCGATGTCCATGCGTTTCTTGCGCTAAAGACGCGCAAGACCGTGTTTCGTGATACGCTTCTGCCTTTGGCCCGCACCATGCGACTTGCTAATCGCGATCCCGATACTACGGTCGCGGTTTGCACCTCGCGGACCATGCACGATATGGATCTGCATTATCTCAAGTTCCATCGGCTGGATCACGATATCATGCTTCATCGCATCAAGGGTGACTTTGACACGCCCGACGCTGCGCTTAAAACGGGGCTTATCAAGCCGCTGCTCGACAAGTTCCGGTCGGTCGTTATGTTCGACGATAACCTGTCGGTAATCGAAGCTATCCGCGCGCTCGGGGTTCGCGTAATCAATTCCACCCACCATAACAGGCGGCTTGCTGCCATGAAAGGATAATATAAAATGAAGATTTACGAACTCTTAATTCTCGACGCCGAGGATGTTAGGGATTTTGCTTACCACGCGGAGCGACTTTTTTTCTCTAGCGTAGAGCAGGCGGAGAGCTACCAAAGGCAGCATTTCCAGAACCCTAACCTTTTCTGGAAGGTTAAGGAATACACGCTGGATTCTGACGACGAGTCTAAGACCATTGCCGGGAACTGGACTAGGGCCGGACTGGTTCAATACTACGGGGCAAAAACCTAAGCCTTTTCAAGGGCTTAGGGCCCGGCCCCGGCCCGCGGCTAACCCATTGATTTTGGCTGTTTCTTTTCTCTAGACAACGGATCGGGCTGAGGGTATATTCACAACATGAGCAACGCACAGAAGAAAGTGAACTACACCGACGAGCAGGTCAGCCTGCTTCGTTCCCTGTATGCCGAGAAGGGCAACGCCGGTCTGGATGAGATCGCCAAGACTCTCGATAAGAGCGTCCGCAGCGTTCGCGCCAAGCTGGTTCGCGATGGACTCTACATCGCGCCCGACAAGCCTGTCAAGCAGGCTAAGGAGGAGGGGCCTTCCAAGAAGGAGCTGCTCCTGACCGTGGAGTCCAAGGGTTTCGACCCGAAGGGCTTCGAGGGTGCCACCAAGGAGGCCATTGGCCGCCTGATCGGTCTGCTCGGCTGATCTTCCAACCTAGGGAAAATCCCGCGGCTAAAAACCGCGGGATTTCAACACGTTAACGCGGAGCCCCGGCCCGGCGCTAACCCATTGATATCTAATGAAGTTTTCGGCTTGCTAAAGGCCCGAGCATATGATAAGGTAAGGAATGCTTCTCAAGAATATTACCAAAACCATGCAGCGTATCAGCGACGAAGTCGTCTGTGGCATTGCCGAAGATTTTGTCCTTGACGCCGACAAGCTAGATCCTCCGGTGGTGCTAGTCTATAGCGGCAACAGGCTGCCCGGGGATGATAAGGACTGCATTGGGGTTTATGATCCCGAGGCTAATGAGATTCTGGTAACTATCCCAGAGGGTTCGGTGTATGAGGAATACCGTAAGTTCAGCTCTAGCCCGGTAATCGGTAACTATACCTCAAAAGATTCTAATCGTCTTCTACGGGTTCTCCTGCTTCACGAACTGGCACATTGGATGGTGGATCATGTTATGAAGAAGCATACCCACAAGCACAATAAGATCTTCAAAGTGTGCTATGCCTACCTCCGCGAGAAGTATCGGCTCACGTAATCCTAAGCCATGTCAATGGCTTAGGGCGGAGCCCGGGCCCGCGACTAACCCCTTGAAACTACACAGAAAAAAATAGTTGACTAGGCCGATGGTTATGGTAGAGTGTGACTCATGAAAACCGTGTTTGTTGTCATGGACTGCGAAACGACTAAGCGCAACGGTCTAGTCTTTGATTTTGGCTGGACTAGCTTTGATCGTGCTGGCAAGGTCTATGGGGAGGGCTCCTTCATCGCTAAGGATGTTCTCGCCCTCGACAATCCCTTTTACAAGTCGAAGGTCGCCCGTTATTGGGACATGGCTTATAACCGGGAGATCATGCCTCTTACCTTCGCAGAAATCCGCGAAAGGTTCAACACACATCTAAAGGAGATTCTGGATGGACGCAACAAGCCTATTCTCTGCGCTTATAATGCTGCCTTCGATACTCGAGTCCTCGCGGAAACTAGCTGGAAGATGCTGGAGAAGCGTTTCCTCGACCATCGAGTCCATTTGCTCGATATCTGGGATGCGTGGGCAACAAACTGCCCGAAGCGTTACACGGCAGAAGTCAGCCCGTCCGGTAATGTCCGCACAACGGCGCAAAGCGTTTATCGCTATGAAACAGGCCAGCCCGCGTTCGAGGAAGCACATATTGCGTTTCCTGACACGCAAATCGAAAGGGTGATTCTCGAAAAGGTTCTTCGTCGCAAGAAGAAGCTGCCGATTGTGGATCATCCTAGCCAGTTCCATAGCCGTCCGTGGAAAAAGGTGCAGGAGCGTGTCAAGCTTAAAGATGTGCCTCGGGAACTGTTTCCGGCCTAAAAAAGCTAACCCCGTCAAGGGGTTAGCCCCCGGCCCCGGCCTGCCGCTAACCCATTGATATCTCACGCAAAAAATAGTTGTTGCAGGGAGCAGGGTTCAGGGGTATAACTAGACCTGTGAGCGGCACCGAGGGTGCAGCAAGATGAAAAAAGAAGTTGACGAGTTGCGAGAGGCTTGATAGAATATAAAAACGATAGGGAAGGCAGCTCCTTTATGCGCCACCGGCCCAAGAGTTTCCGGCTTTTGCTCTGGGGTCCGTGTAACAAAGCCGGAAATTGAGTTTATAGCTTCCGAATGAGTGTGGACGCACGAAAATGCGGTCCTTTGCCGAGGGCGAATTACTAGGGCGGCAACCCTACTATAGATCTGCACTCAGTCGAAAGCTATAAATAGAGCTTATGACGGCATGGAGCAATAATCCACAGCGACGCTAGATTGGCATTAGCCTTGATGCGTTATCCGTAGCCAGTCGGAACCGTCACCAAATTGCAAGTGTGGATGTAGTGAAAGCAAGGCCTCGAAAACCTTGTGAGCCAAACGGTTCAAGTCCGTATAAATTGGGTTCTTGGCAAGTAACTACTAGCACCACGCACCTCTAACCTGAGCTAGACAGGTAAAATGGTTCCGAATGAGGGAGGCGGAACGCTTGCAACCTTCCCTGGGTTTTCTTGTTTTTTCAAGAGGTTAGACCCGGCCCCGGCCCGCCGCTAACCTATTGAAAATCAACGCAAAAATAAAGGTTGCGTAGGGTCTGGGATGTGGTATCTTACGCCTATGAGATTTCCTCGCGCCCGAGAGGTGAAACCGGGCCGACAAAGGCAGCAGCGAAGTGCGCCAAAACCTCTTGACGAAAGCCGATGTCTGGGTTAGTATACAGACACAACGGAGATGCGACAGGTCCGATGAACTCTGCCGCCCTACAAGTTGGAGTTACCACTATGGCCGAGAAGGCTAAGAAGGTCAATTATTCCGACGAGGATGTTACCAAGCTCCGCACCATGTATGCGGAGATGGGTAACGACGGACTGGACGAGATCGCTAAGACTCTCGGCAAGTCCCTTCGCTCCGTGCGTGCGAAGCTCGTGAGGGATGGTCTTTATGTGGCTCCCGAGAAGTCTGCTAAGGCTCCGAAAGAGGATGGTCCTTCCAAGAAGGAACTCCTGAAGGAGCTGAGCGAGAAGGGTTTCGATCCTTCGGGCTTCGAGGGTGCTACCAAGGACGCGATCAAGCGGGTTATCTCGCTGGTCGCTTGACCCTTGGAGGGGCTGGCGTTAGCGGCCCCTCCACTCTACAACCAAACCCTGCGAGAAATCGCAGGGTTTTTTGTTGCAAATTTTTCAACAATTTCAACCACTTAGGGCCGAGCCCCGGCCCGCCTCTAACCCCTTGATTAAAAATGGATTGTTTCGTGCTTTTCATGGATATAGGTAACGTCTACCTGACAGATCTTAAACTTACCCTTCCCTGTCTTTAGAATGTCTTCTCTGTCACCAGGATGGCCGCCGCTATTCAAATAATTTAGATCCCTCTGAGCAGTATGTATACTGTAATACCTTTTGGCATCCTTAAAATTCTTTGAAAAAATAAGTCCGTCAGTAAGATAGAGGCTGTATTTATTCCCCACATAATACAGACCGTTAGTCTTCCTAATAACATAGCAAACGTTAGCTGTAGGGGTAAGAGAGTGCGGCTTGGTGTTGGACTTAAAAGTTTTCTGAGGCATAGGGCTAAACTATCATATCACCACACCCAGTCAAGCCCAAAAACTATAACAATTTCAACCACTTAGGGCCGAGCCCCGGCCCGCCTCTAACCCTTTGAAATCTCTTGCAAATTTTCTTGTTGACCAGCGGTCCCGATATGATAGATTACGTCCATGAAGTGGTTTGAACGTCTCGCACGTTGGGTAGAGCATCGTGGCGGTATGCGCGAACTCTATCGTCCCCATCCCGTAACCGGCCAGCCGACGCTCTATATGCGTCGATTTTACCTCGCAAAGACTCCGTTTGGCGAGGCTATGCTACACCAGTTTTTCATGGGCGACGAGGGCGGTCTGCATGACCATCCTTGGTTTAGCTTCGGTCGTATTCTCGCGAAGGGATATCGGGAGCATCTCTGCGAGAAGGTGGAGAACGGCGCGCCTGTCGGCGAGTTTGTGGTCGAGCGTCGCCCCGGCGATTGGGGCTGGCGTCCTGCCGGTATCTCGACTCGAGATAACTCGCGCGGCTTTCACCGAGTCGAACTGCGTCCCGGCGAAGAGGGTCAGGTGTGGACTCTTTTCGTTACTGGTCCCCGCAAGACGGTGTGGGGATTTCTGAGCGAGAACGGATGGATTCCATTCTCGGAATACTTCAAGAAGGACGGAACCTCTGCGAAGCAGGCTACCCCGGATCAATACCGGGGCTGGTTCTTCCCGAGAAAGGTGGCCTAAAAAAGCTAACCCCATCAAGGGGTTAGCACCCGGCCCCGGCCCGTCGCTAACCTCTTGAAACGACACGTAAAAATAATGCTTGCAACCCTTATAGTCTATGGTATCTTACGCCCATGGAACCAGAACTTGAAATGTATTTCCGAATCCACACCGGCGGGACAGTCGTAACCATTGGGCCTGACGAAGACGGACTTGGGCTAATTAAGATCGAGGAGGATGGTAGATATCTCTATCTTAGTAAGGATGTTGCTAGGCTGCTCGTTAAGGCTGTAACGCGACTCTGCGAGGAG